TTATCGGAGAAAAAATAATTCAGAATGCGGGTAACGCAATCTGTGGTTACTCCGTACCTGGTTCTCCCGTAGATAGCACCAAGTCTACGATCTATCATACGAAGGTTATAGAACGAATGCTTAAAACTCTGGGATTTAAAGATCCGATTCCAATAAATGAAGGACTAGCGATTGTTTACGATTCTTTACAAGATACTGGCTATACAGGCATTGGAATTTCTTTTGGAGCTGGTATGACTAATGTTTGTGTTTGTTATAAAGGAGTTCCTGCAGTTTCATTCTCAACATCCGCATCTGGAGACTGGATAGATGAGATGGTGGCTGATTCCTTAGGGATGGTTCCCAATAGGGTTACTTTAATTAAAGAGAGAAGTTTTGACCTAAGCAAAGATTTCCACCAGTATCCAGATCGAAAGACAAGACGGGTAGTCGAGGCTTTGCATTACTACTATAGATCGATGCTTTCTTACACTTGCAATCATATTTTGCGGAAGTTTGAGAAGGATGTGGATATTGACCTAGATGAACCAGTTAGTATAGTCGTTGCTGGTGGAACGAGCTCCGTTCCTGGTTTTATTGATTTGTTTAGGAGCGTATTAGCAGAGAAAGAATTCCCTTTTCAGATTAAAGAGGTTAGACCAGCAACTAGTCTTCTTTTATCCGTATCTAGAGGAATTTGGAAGAAACTAACCATTGAACATAAAGAAGAGGAACCCACTAAAGAACCAACGGAGAAAGAGGGGGACTAAATGGGTCTTTGCTTCCTTGAGCAACAAAGTCAAAAGACTTATACAATTAGTCACCATAAAGATTTAGATGGAGTTGTTAGTGCTACTCTCTTATACGATTATCTTATAAAGGGAAGAGGGTGTTCTCCTCTAAGCGTTCGTTTAGTTTGTGTAGATTATGAGGACTTGGTAGATTGGAGAGAACAAGACTTTTCTGATACCGAACACTGGGTTCTAGATTTTGAAGATCACCCAGATTCTGACTTTTGGTTTGACCATCATAGCGGCCGAGTTCCATGTCTAAGTTCTAGAAATAAACCAAGTCGAGTTCTCCTTGTTTCTCCAAGAAGCAGGTCTTGTTCTAGTTTGTTATATACAAAACTTTTTGATTTCTTTGGTTATCAAAATGAGGCCTTTCATGAGCTTGTATCTTGGACGGATACCATTGATTCTGCTTCATATTCGTCGCCAGGAGATGTTACAAGATTGGACCATCCAGTTTTAAAACTTAACCTTCTCCTTCAAGATAGAAATATTCCTAACGACGTCGTCCGAGACATAGTTTACTTGCTGTTTTCATTCCAAGGGGATTGTTCTTTGGTTATGGAAAGTTCCAAGATTCATAATCTTTATGAAGAAGCTCGGGTGAAGAGAGACTTGGGCTTTGATATTCTTAGAAAGCATTCTAAGATATACAATGTATCAGATGGTTTGATTAGGGTTCTAGTATGCATCATTCCAGATTTATCACAAGTCATTATTTCTTCCTTGTATATATTTTCTTTGTTTCCTACCGTAAACTATGTTATCTTCTGCCAGAAACTGGAAGATGGAAGAACTAAAGTCCATATGGCAAGAAGCCCCTTTGTTCCTCGCGACTCAGATTTTGATATCGGTAAGTTTCTAAAGAAAGAATTTTCTGGTGGTGGGCATCGAGATGCGGGAGGTTTTGTTCTTCCTAAAGAGAAAGTTCGAAGTGTTGGTCTTGAACCTACTATTTCTATATTACTAGGTAAGATTTCAAACTTACTTGACATTTCTTCCAGCGTCAATTCCTATGTTGGTAACTTTGTGTAGAGGAAGAAAGAAGAAGGAGGTGGTATAGACCCATGGATGTTCATAGTTTACCTAGGTTAGTATATATTCACACATAACTGATTGCAACGAGATACAAAGGAGGACTTACAAGATGACGGAAGAAAGGGTTGAGAACAAAGGGGTGCAATCAGATGAAATTGATGAGCTAATAAAATTAACTCAATCGAAACCCCGTAAACTATGGCGAGGAACTTGCGCTGAGTACCTAAAGAAAGTGAAAGAGAATCCTGAAATTGCTTGCTCCGCCCCGAGTCGTATTTACAAAATGATCATGGCTGAAGGAACCAAAGATGTCGACCGAGATCTAAAAATCAAAGGCTATGATGACTTGGTTTCTTATAACTTTTTTGAGGAGAAGGGGAGAATCTATGGCTCTTACTGGGCGATACATGATCTTGTTTCTTTCTTAAAAGCTGCCTCTAGAAAAACTGAAACAAGTAAAAGGATTCTAGTTTTAGTTGGTCCGGTTGCCAGTGGTAAGTCTACTATTGTGTATTGGTTGAAGAGAGGTTTAGAACAATTTGATCTTCCAATTTACCGTATACAAGGATGTCCTCTTAATGAAGATCCTTTGAATCTCATTCCTTTTGAACAGAGGGAAGAGTGGTCCAAGATACTCGGAGTTAGTATAAATGGGACGTTGTGTCCCTCTTGCCAAAGGATGTTAGATGAGAAGTTTACAGATTCTGATGGTCATGTTGCTTGGGATCAAGTTCCAGTAGAGCAATTTCTTCTTTCTGAAAGACGAAGGGTTGGAATCGGGACATTTTTGCCATCCGATCCAAAGTCTCAAGATGTGTCTGAGCTAATAGGTCGTGTTAATTTGTCTAAAATGGCCCGGTATGGAGAAACAGATCCTAGGGCTTTTGAATTTAATGGAGAGATAGAAGTTTCTAATCGGGGATTAATGGAGTACATTGAGCTACTGAAAGCAGATGTTCGATTTCATTATATTCTAATAACGGTAGCTCAAGAACAGATGCTAAAAGTTCCTGGTTTCCCACAAATCTTTATTGATTGTTTGGTGGTAGGGCATACTAACCAAACCGAATATGAAAGGTTCAAAAGTGCGAAAGAAAATGAAGCTCTCCATGATAGGATGTACGTGGTTCAAGTTCCATGGAATCTAAGAGTTGATGATGAGATTAAGATTTACGACAAAATGATTCGAGAATCTGAATTTAAAAATATTCATATTGCACCTCATACCTTGAAGGTGGCAGCCCAGTATGCTGTCTTGAGTCGCTTGAAGGAAAGTTCTCTTGTTCCATCCCTAATCACGAAAATGAAACTTTACAATGGAGACACAATCCCGGCTACTGATAGCAAGGAGTACAATATTCGAGAAATCTTTCAAGAAAGTCGGCAACTAGGAGAAGGAATGACTGGAATTTCTCCTAGATTTATCATCAATGCTATTAATATAGCCCTTGGTACAAAAGAGCATAAAAAGTGTGTAAACCCAATAGATATTATTCGGGCTTTGAGTTCTCATTTTGACCATCATGTTGGATTTACCGATGATGATAGGAATAAGTTTATGTTGCTTTTATCTGGGGAGAAAGATTCTATCCTATCAGAATACAAGGAAATTGCTAAGAAGGAAGTTAATTTGGCATTTCTCCACGCATACGAGGAGCAAGCCCAATCCCTATTTGATAATTACATGATAAATGTGACTGCATATTGTTGTAATGAGAAAGTTACTGATAGTGTCACAGGAGAGCTTCTGGAACCAGACGAGAAGCTTATGAGGGATATTGAAGAGGTGATTGGTATTCCCAAGTCATCCGTCAAGGAATTTAGACAGAGCATCTTTGTATACAAATCTAGGTGCCTGGAAAAAGGAGAGCCATTTACATTTAGGTCTTACTCGGTACTAAGAGATGGAATTGAAAAGAAGCTTATGTCAGTCTTAGAAGATGTGGTTAATTTGACTCTTACCGATAAAGCCTCTATAGGAGAAAAAACTAAGGAGAAAAGAAACGAAGTAATTGAGCGACTAAAAGAACGAGGCTACTGTGATGAGTGCGCTTCAGTCCTTCTTAGTTTTGTAGGTGAGATTCTAAGAAAAGAATCTTAAGATATTGTGCTATGTGAGGAAAGCAATATGTCTGTTCTTGTATACAGTGACTGGAGCCTTTCTGAAAAAGGAAAACGAGATGTTGCTAGGCATAGGGCTAAAATCCTAGATCAAATTACAAAAAACATTAAAGGAATCGTTTCCTCCACCCCTATCGTAACGGAAGATGATAAGGGGAGAACCATTCGAGTTAGAATACGAGGACTTAAAGATTACTATTTCAAGTTCAAAGACCCAGAAGATGAATCTCAGCAAGGAATTGGTCAAAGCTCTGATCCTGCAGATCCCAATAAACCAGGAGATGTTATTGTTTCATGGCCAAAACAAGGAGTTGCTGGGGGTGGTGGGCCCGGAGGAGGCGGGGAAGAAGAAGATGAAGAAGAATTTGATACGGAAGTCTCAATTGGGTTTATTATTAAGTTGATGTTTGAAGACTTACAACTTCCGTACATAGAATTGAAAAAGACCAAGAAAGTTAGAAGCACTGGTTTTGTTTTTGATTCTATTCGAAAACATGGTCCTTATTATACTTTACATAAGAAACGATCTGTAAGGGAATCTTTTAAAAGATCAATTGCATACGTAGAAGAATTGATTTCTGAGACTGGGTGTTCTGAAGAGGATGCGTTCTTGGTTCTAGATTATTTTCATGGAGATTTATCTAGGGCCTTATCTTTTTTCAAAGAACATGCTGCGGCTGGTGATCTTCAAGAAGTTCTAGATAAGATTCGAAACGAGCAGAAAGAAGAGACCAAAGCAGACTTTTTTGTAGAAGATGATGATGCTAGGTTCAAACAATATGATATAAAGTACGAGTTAGTATCTGATTGTGTTCTATTTTGCATGATGGATATTTCTGGGTCTATGGATGATGACAAGAAGTATTATTCTAGGGCTTTGTTCTTTTGGTTAACGGAGTTTCTTAGAAATCGATATGATAATGTGGAGATTGTATTCATAAATCATACCGATACTGCATGGGTAACGGACGAGAAGTCATTTTTTACAAGAAGGGAATCTGGCGGAACTCGTTGTGCAACTGCGATAAGATTAGCTAGCGAACTAACTGAGACTAAGTTCCCAGTTTCTGATTATAACGTATATGCAATGTATATCAGTGATGGGGAAGATTTTGATGAAAAGGCTACCGTCGAGGAAGTTACCAAGTTTCTTGCTAAACAAATTAATTTGTTTTGTTACTGCGAGATCCAACCACAAGAAAACGTATCAATCGCATATAGTTTGTCTCTTTTAGATACTTTTACAAAAGAATTTTCTATGCAACAGATTAAGAACGACCCAAGAATGTACTTTCGAAAAGTTCAATCTTCTCATTTCGTTGCATGTAAGGCAGCACAGAAAAATCATATTAGTTCGATTCTTACATCTATTCTAACACTGTCTTAAAAGAGGCGAAAAGCATATGGATATCATAGTTGCAAAGAACCCTAGTGTTTGGCACGACGAAAGATTAGAAGATCTAGACGAGGCCATTAAGAATATCTGTAGAGAGGAACTTGGCCTTATTGTTTCGAGAGTTGAGTTTGATATTGTTCCTCCACAGAAGATGCTAGAGATTATGGCATATTTCTATCCTACTCAGATATCTAATTGGAAGTTTGGTAGGAATTACGAACGACTAAGAACAATGTTTGAGAAGGGGGCACAAACTCTTCCCTATGAGGTTGTTTGTTACGGAAATCCCCATAGGGCTTTCTTGATGAATACGAATAAGATTGCATGTCATATTATGACTATAGCTCATGTCTATGGACATTGTCATTTTTACCATGCTAATAGATTTCTCCAGCTGGCTCCATGTGATACGTTAGCAGATGTTCTTTCTTCGGCAAATCAAAGATTTCAAGCTTACGAGGCAGCTTATGGTATCGATGCTGTGGAAAAAGTTGTGGATTTGGCGCATGCTTTATCATACAACGTAGACGTGGATAGAACCGAAACGGAACAAGAACTAAAAGAAAAGATCTTTACTAAGTATCTTGAACGAAAGAAAGAAAGGCGAGGAAATAATCATAATAGTTCAATGTTTTCTGACCTTATTTCTCCTACATCTGAGAATAACATCATTTTGACTGATGATCAATTTCGAGATGTACTTAGAAATAAGAACCCCATTCGGCCCACCCAAGACATCTTAAGAGTGATAATTGATTACTGTAACCTCCCAGATTGGGTTAATGACATCCTTGAGACCATTAGAATTTATAATCGAACTATTAAGCCTCGCTATCTTGTTCATTTTATGAATGAGGGATTCGCCACATATATCCATACTAAAGTTATGAACCGACTATACGATCTCGATCTTATTAGCACTGAGGAGTACGGGGATTATATCTACCATGATTCTCTGGTTAGATCTAGATCTAGGTTAAAGTTAAATCCATATAATGTTGCTTGTAACATGTTCTTTGATATTGAAGATCGATGGAATAAAGGGCGCTATGGGGATGAGTACAATGAGTGTCAAAAACAGAAAGAAAAAGATACTTGGAATAGACCCCCAAGTGCTTTCCCTCTATGTTCCTCCTCTTCTGGTGACAAAGAGAACGTTGAATTGTCTCCTGGTATAAGAAAGGTTCTAGAAGTTGTTGAGGTAATGAATGACTGGTCTTTTATGTATGAGTTTCTAACGGAGGATTTTATTAAGAAGCAAGGTATCTATTTGTATGAAAGACAAGACATTGATAACTATCCAGGATTAGAAGGATTCGTCGTTAAAGATACGAACCCTTCGAAATTACGAAAACTAATACTTAAGTCATGGATTTATCCTTCATTGCCCACGATTGAGGTCCAATCCTGTTATTCGGGACGTATAAGACTTTCTTGCAAGTATGATGGGAGAGAACTAGATAAAGAATACACGGAGAAAGTTCTTGAGATGATAGCATCGGTAACCAATTACTCTGTCTCTCTTTGCTATGAAGGTGAGACCAACGAAGTACCAATCTCCACGTTTGAAGTAAACCCTAAAAAGTTGGAGGAGGGAATTTGACGTATGAGTGCGAAACATTTTTCTGAGGCAGCACGAATCGTTATGGAATACGAAGGTGGCTATAGTAATGATCCTGATGATCCAGGTGGAGAAACCAAGTATGGAATCGCTAAGAAATTCTATCCAGATCTGGATATAAAGAACCTAACCAAAGAACAGGCCCTAGAAATCTATAAAAGAGATTACTGGGATAAATTTAAAGGAGATGAGATTACATCTGGAGATGTTTGCATTGAGCTCTTAGATATTGCTTTAAATCTAGGACCAAAAACTGCGATTTTGTTTCTACAAGATGCTCTAAACCATGTCTCTAGAGCTGGGTTGGAAGTTGATGGTACTATGGGTCCTCTTACGCTTAGAGCGGTTAATTCTTGTAACAAGATTGAGGCTCTGGTTACTGTCCTTAATGGATTGCAATTTACAAGGTACCACGATCTTGTTCATAGAAATCCGAGATTGGAAAAGTTTTTTGTTGGTTGGTTGACAAGGATTAAGTTCAGAAAATTAGCTTCTGGTATATTCTCTTTTTCTCTTTAGAAAGGAGGACGAAAGGAAGATCATGCAGAATATTGAAATGGATTCGAATTCTAATAATCAACAAGAAGATGAAGTAAAACATATGGCTCCAATCCAGTATCAACAAGCCCCACCCCCTAGTAAATTTATGCAGGATCCTATGAAAAATCCGTTTCTTTTGTCAGAGTTGGGAATCTCGCCTAGGTCAATTGATATTGTTAACTCCATAGATGAGCTAAGATCTGTTCCGCCCAATATTGTTATTGGTAAGTGTGTTAGCTCTTTTTCCTTTACCTCTCATGGTGGAGATGGGTTAGAGTCTAGACAAACTCTTCAAAAGAAGAATGCTTACGTTATGCCTTTAGGAATGTACTTACAATTACATAAAGAAGGAAAGAAACCCCTTCTAAAACCCAATTCGGTAAAGTTTAAATCTGTTTACAAACCTTACATGGGTCAAGACCTAGAAGACAAGCGTCTCCTTGTTTGCAGGACGGCTGGATTTGGAGATATGCTTTTTTCTCAGCCAATGTTGAGGTTCTTAAAGAAAGAATATCCTACATGCTTTATTACATTTTGTGCAAATAAAAAGTACTGGCCTCTTTTCTCTATGTGGCCAGAAGGCATCATAGATAACTTACTGCCAGTTCCATTTGAGTATAAGGAGTTGATTTCTCATCATTACCATGTTATCTTTGAGGGAGTTATTGAAAGAACAATTCAGTCTAGAAAAACAAATTGTTACAAGCTTTATAGTGAGTGGATGGGTTTAGGAGAAAGAATCCCAGAAGAAGATTTGGTTCCAGTTATGGAACTAACAGAATCTCACAAAGAACACGCTCAAGAAACCCTTCAGGCTGAGTCTTTGGTGCCTGGGTCTTTCGTTGTCGTTCAGATGAGAGCTAGTTCTATTCTAAGAACTCCTAGACTTTCGTTCTGGGCTCCAGTTTTTAGAGGTATATGGGAATTGTTAGGCCCGGATACCAAGATCGTTATAACTGATTCTCCACAACAAGCATCTAGCATTTCTGCCTTCATTGGAGCTTTTTTCGATTCTTTGGAGAAAGATCGAATTGTTAACTTAGCCCCTAAATGTAAGTCGATTACTACAGCTTTCTGTATTGTTCCTTTTGCGAGGGCTTGTGTGTCGGTTGACTCTGTAATGGTTCATGTTGCTCCAGCATTTGGAATTCCTACCGTAGGTGTGTTCGGATCTTTTGCTGGATTTACTAGGTGCTCAACTTATAAGAAAACTGACTGGGTTGAGCCCCCGCAAGAGAGTTGTCGGTTTTGTTTTATGCATGGATATAGCCCCTGTTCAAAAACAAAAGATGGATTTCCCATTTGTTTTGATTCTATTGATACAAGTAAGATTATTGGATCGCTGCGGAGACTTCTTCTAGATACTGGAGAGAAAAAGGGAGAGGAAGAAAATAACAGGACAGGAGATCTCTACCAACAAGAAGGAGGATCCAAGAGATAGTAATGAATAGACATGATGAAATTACAAGAATGATCCTTGCAAAAAATGACTTTCGATATACCCAAGTCATTGATCGAATTGTTGATTATGGTATTATAAACTACGAAGATTTAAATAACGAGCTTATAGATTTGGATACAGAAATTAATGATCTGGGTTTACAAATTGAGGCAATCCAGAACTTGTTGGGGGTCATAAGGGATGCTCTTACTTACTACTTAGAAAATGTTAAGATGCCTAGTAACTCAGAATTTTGTCAGGTCCTATATGGTGCAAACTACGGAACCACAGGCTTAGATGATTGGATGATAGTATCTAAGACTGGAACTCCTCTCTACGTTTACAAAGGTGTAGGGTGGGATAATGATGAGAATATTACTCAGTGGATAGAAGATTTTGCTTTTTGTTATGATCTTTTAACTTGTCCCATAGGTCCAGATGGGACCTATGGATTACAAGATATGGCTAGCAAGCTTCTTGTTGCCAGAGAATCTATACAAAAAGATAGGGATAAATTCGAAGGAATAACTCGGTTGATTCCATATGGAACCTAGAATACTAGAAAAAGAGGAAAGACAATGGCACTAGATTCTTTTTCCATTGGTATTCTCAGTGATATGGCCGATGAGACGGTTCCCTATCTTTCTGGTTTAAGAGGAGATATTGCCTATATAGAATATGAGATTGAACAAATTCAAGAAGAGATTGAAGCCTTGGAAGATGCCCTATCTATTTGTGCTAAAGCCACTGCGTATTACTTAGAAAACGATAAACTAACATATCTTTCAAGAATTATGTATTCTGTTTGCCAAGTTGTTTATGGTTCTGAGTTTGGAGTTACAAATGTTTCTGATTGGGCTATTCTTAATTCGAATCACCAAGTTATCTATTCTTATTCTAGTGGAATTAACTGGGATAATGATCCTCATCTTTTAGCATGGATCCAAGATTTTGATTACATATATGATCTTCTAAATGCTCGACATCTAACGCCTACAGATGGAATGTACGGAAAGTACGAAACTCTTAATACTCTTTTACAGGTAAGAGGTATTAGCAATAAGGACTTTGATAAAATTGGGAAACTTGGGACCATTATTGATCGATATATTGGAAATGCAGATGGTGATGAGAGTCAATACGGAGATACAATTATCGAGATATCCAGGGCGCTCGGGACATACATTGAGCCTTCCTCTGGGGGTTAGTGAGAAGTAAAGAAAGAGAGGTTTCTATTTTCTAAAATGGGAAACAATCCAGATTATCTTGATCCTAGACTTCGAGAAAAATATGAAGCCCTGTCTTCGTGGGCACAAGAGAACGGAATCCCATTTACGTTAGAAAGCACATACCGAAGTCAAGAAGAACAGGAAGCCTTAAGACGAGCCTATGGTGGAACTAGACCCGTGGCTCGGAATTCTGCTCACTCATGCACAGATGACAAAGGAAATCCTAGTGCCAAGGCTTTCGATATTAAATTTCCAGGTTACTCTTTTAACCAAGTAAATAGTGTTGATAGAAATGGAAACAACATTCCTGATATCCAGGAAATAGCGGCTAAGGCCAAAGAACTTGGTCTGGAGTGGCTGGGAAGCAAAGATCCTGTTCATTTCCAACTTCCAGATTGGAGAAAAGAATGTGGTAAACCTGTTAATTATCAGTATACGCCTCCAACGCCCCCTCCTGTTCAGCCAGGAGAAAAACCTCAGAAACCAGCTCCAAAGGAACCTCCTCCGGCCCCAAAACCTAGACCAAAGCCTAAGACAGAAACTAAACCCCAACCCATACCAGAACCCAAAGATACTTGTGGAAGGGGAAAAACAAGATACAATGATATTGCTGTAATGTGTGTACCTGGTAGGTTAGTTGTGACCTATTCTCCAGACCATATTACAAATGCGAGAAAAGATATTAGGATTCGAGATTTGGGTCGTTTGTCGTGTCCTAATGGATGTACTTTGTTTATTGTCGTGACTTCGAGTAGAAAAAAGATTATAAATGCAAGAAAGGCCACTAGGCTAAGAGATAGGACGGTTTGTTTTTGTGGGCATCTTGGAGCGGTAGTCACTTCTAGTAGAGATAGTTTCTTAAAGTAAGAAAAGAACAAATCTTTCTTCTGAACAAAATTTTAGAAGATTCTCTTCTTAGTAAAAAATAAACCGCATGTAGGAGGTATGAGAAATGAGTTACGTTCTATTGTTTGTTGGGACCGTGGTTGCTACGTCGATAGTTTGGTACTTTGTATTACGAAATAACAGGAAGCATATAGACGAGATTTTGAATCTTCCAGAAACGTATCTTGGCCATATTGATTTGTGGAAGAAAGATGTTGAACTTACTATTCAGAAATTGGAAGCAAAAGTTAATTCTCTTGAGGAAGAGGCCAAAGCAGAGGTCCAGAAAGTTCTTTCTTATCTGAAGAGTTTACTCGGTTTGTAATTTTCTTTTACTAAGTTACATAAAAAACTAGGACTACCAACCTGTACACAGAAAAGAAAATAGTTACTTTATAGGGGGTTCTGGAATATGGCGTTAGACCCGACTAAGTGGGAAATTCAAGCAGATAAAAATATTCGTTACATTGGTCCAACTCATGGTCAACAAGGAGCTAACTATGTGACGGTCTTGGAGCTTCACCGCTGGCTCCAAGATCTGGCCGACGATGCCCAGTCTTCAGGTGATGACTTTATGGATATTACTCGCGACACGCCTTCAGACAAGGCGTTCTATACCATAATTAATCTTATCAATGGATACAATATAGATGATGAGACTGCAGAATATATTTATGGTGGATCTATTATACAAGCTAATGGTGACGAGATTTATGATGGAATCCAGATTGTAGCTAACAGGGGTTGCCACGTAGAAATTGTCCAGAATGGATCTATAATTACTAACGATTTCTGGAATTCCGTTCCTTATGGTGAAAGTTACAAAGGAATAAACCCTGATCCAGCTAATGGTATATCAGCTAGATTTATGATTAAAGTTCGAACTGGTGGGGCGGATATAGACGGAAGGCGATTAATTTTCCAAACTCGTGAGTGGGGCAAAACCTATTCTGAGTTCAAAGTTAATGGAACTTCTCGTGGTGTGAACGTTGTCCCCTTAACTTACGCAGATGACTTAAACAATACAACTGACGTGACGACTGTTGCAGGTTGGACTGGGATTACTAACCTCTACCAGGGTTATATTGGAATAGATGTAGATAATAACGGCACTCCTGAATATTACTACTCCAAGTGGGATAAGTCTACCTACACTATTAACCAATTTTATGAAAGGATGAAATATCTAACTCGAAGAGGAACCACAGAGTCCCTATATGGGATTAACGGTGAACTTTTTCGCGGTATTACTCATGAGATAGATCTTACGACTCCTAGATCTGGAACATGGAACAATTATGAGCAGGTGAGTTGGTCGGGTGGAACGGGATTGATGCTAGCTATAAATTCTACGACCACCCCAACTAAGATGTGGATTCAGCTTCTAACCGGTACCATTCCTAGTAGTGGGACAACCATAACTGGACAAAGTTCTAACGCAACTGCTACCGTAACTGGGACTCCAATTGAGAGAACTTTATCTTTTCCATTCTGTGGTCTTTCCACTGGAACTTCTATCATTGGAGCTTACGGTTTTGGTATTGAGGCTTCGGGCCTCTCGGCTTCGGATAAGGTTTTTGATCTAACAAATACTCAGCGCCAAGCCCCCAACTATGTAACGTTCACAGTGCTGGGTTTGGTTTCGGGAGAGGATTACGTTTTAGTGGGACCAGCATCTGGTGGCTCTTTGAATTATTCTCAGCTAGCCCTTCATACTTCCCTCTCTGGAACATCTGAGACTGCGGTTGTGGTTACAACCTCGATTCCAGCAGATACTCCGGCCTCTGGAACCATTAGGATCCAGCTCAACTCTGGGAAATATAGAAAAGTGAGCTATACGTCTTGGTCTGGGTCTACGTTTACAATTCCATCTACCGACTTTTCTGCAGACCCAGCGACAGCACCCAAGAATGTCTTTATTTCCTACATAGACAAAACAGCAGATGCAAGTTCTGTTTCTTTTACTACCATCTACTCATCTAACCGAGATTTGTTTATTCGAGTTCGAAATGGCGGGGCTAACCCTATTAAGACATTTGAGACCGCAGGAACGCTTGGATCAGCTGGCGGAAGCACCACCGTGGTTAGAACCAGTGATGCTTAGAAAAATAGTTTTCAGTAGAAAAAGGAGGTGCTAAGTCATGGCGGCAACTTATAGAGGTGTAGTGGTAGGCACAGCCTTTGCGGCCAATAAGAGCATGCTTACTCTTTTCAATGGTTCTGGGTCAGGCTTGGTTCTAAGAGTCAAGAGAATCTGGATGCTTAACAATCAGACCGCTGCGGTCACCGGCGTTTTGACCACTATGGAAATCAGGAGGATTTCTGCTTCTACTGGTGGTACTGCTGGTGGGGTAGTTAAGCATGATTCCAGTTCTGCTGGTTTACCGTCCCAGGTGACCATTACCACTGGTGCCACGGACACTTTGACAAGTGATCCGGCTCTTATGAGGTTCATGTGGTCGAATGATGAGCCTGCTACTGGTTCTCTCACCAATGATGAGAGTGAGTGTATTCCAGCTTTGGCCTGTGTATGGGACTGCACTGGGGATTCTGATCTAGAGCCACTGGTTTTGAGACAGAATGAAGGGGTTTCTGTTAGGCATACTGGATCAACTACGGTTGGAGTTGCAGATGTAATTATTGAGTTCACCGCTGCAACGAGTTAAAAGGACTCCAACTATGGCTAGACGGCAGTATAGGTGGTTCGGTTCGGGATTATGGCAAAGTCAATCAGGTAATGCCATTTTTGCCTTGCTGAATCCTTCTGGTAGTGGAAAAAGAGTTATAGTTCATAGTATTGAGATATTTAATCATAAGACCGGTTCAGGTTCTTATGTTCCGATTATAGATGTAGTTGTCGGATCTACATCTAAAACAGACTCGGCTTTAGGAGGTGAGAGTGTTCCTATTGCTAGCTTTGACACCAATTATCCTCTCCCCAGTGGTATAACTGCAAGAAAGAATACCGCGGTAGAAGCCTCAAGTTCCCAGTTTTTAAGACAAGTTAGTATTAGGCTAACCACCTCATCTACATGGGCATCTCCCGCTTATGGACCTATACCGTTCCATTACCGAAAGAATGGGAGAGGGTCCTGGTTTATTGAGAGTTGGAGCTCAGATGATATGAATCCAATTACTCTTAACCCAGGGCAATTTCTTTCTGTAACGGATCTTACGACCGCGGTTGTGAACCAAGATGGCATTCCACTTGAGGTTATGGTTATTTTTAATGTTAATGGCCATACTTATTCTTGTGATGCTGTTCCTTGCTTCTCTTCTTACAATGGGACAGCGGGATTTGTTTTGCTAAACAACTCATCTTACCCTCTCTATATTAAGAGGTTTTTCATTAAAGAGGTTGGAACTGCAGACACCCCCTATTTCCGAGTGGTTCCGGTGGGGTCGGTGGATCCTTTTTCACTTGGAGATAGTATAAGAATTGTCCAAGGAGTTCCGGTTGATTCTGCTTATGGACCTCCTGTTAGTGGAGATCCTATTATAGTTTTAGACACTCCCATGCTTCCTTACTTAGTTCCTCAGCAGTATTTGGCGGATGCTTCTGGTGGTTCCCCCAAGGGAGTTAATTATCTACATACCAAGGATTTCTGGGGTCCAACCTATGGAGTTATGTTTCCAGAATTTTTGACGATCTCCTCCAGTTTGACACTGGGAGGTTTAGCTTGGGGTTATAGGAAGAGGAAGTTTTTTGATTCTGAGTTTAATTTGACCTTGAATGAGGGAGAAGGAATTGCTTTGGTCTCATCTGCTGAGACTGCGGTTTTATCTTCTGCAGTTGGAACCTCTGGTTGGCAACCTTATGATTTTGGCCTTCAGTATAGTGTCGAACCCAAAAGCATCCCTGTCATTAGAGCTACAGGAATGGCAGTGGGTTCCAGGTGGGCCATACAGAAGGCATCAACGGGTGAGTTAGTTGCTCAAGGAGTCACCTCGGATGGAACTATGGAATATACTTACTATGGAGATGATGTTCCTTTAAATATGATCTTCAAAGTTCGCAAAGCGTCGTCATCTCCATACTACAAACCTTATGAAACTCAATTCTACTTGACCGCTGATGGTATAACAATTCCAGTTAGTCAAGTTTTGGACGAGTGAAGATGGCTATCTCCATTAACTGGGCCACAAAGGAAATAACGATTCCAAAAAGCTACTTGTTCCCTCTTGGTGGAAGTTTATATGAGTTAGATGTAAACCAATTTCGTTTAGATTTAAAAGCTATTGAAGCTAGTGAAGAGGGAATTCCATTCGTGGATACCCATAGACATAATACGGAGGTAAGTCTTGCTGGAATTACCTTGGCTAGGACTGTTGAAATTATCAATGGCTATACCGTAACGTTTGAATCTACGGGTTCCCCATATCGAGTTAAGTGTGTTGGCGCGAATCATAATATTTCAGACGTTCAGAATTTAAATGAAGTTTCTCTCATCATTGGTAATACGGCTGGTTTAATTAGAGTTTCAGTAGGGAGTGGTTTAAGTCAAGAAGAACATGACGCACTAATGGCTATAAAACCAACCCTAGAAGATATGCAAGATGCAATGGACCAAATTTCTGAGATCAACCAATTGTTAGTGGCTTTTGTAAAGAATAAACGGTATCTAGAAAAAGTAGGTCCTACTTGGTACTTAGTCATTCGGAATAATAATGATACCGGAGATCTTATTCGTAAAGTTCTAAAAGACAAGAATGGAAACGATATTGACGATATAAAGGCTGGAATTATCGCACAGGAGTTACAATCTAGTGTTTAGCCTTCTACCTGGTCATGGGTTAGGAGTACCTGATAACGCAGGTATAATATCTTTTACCCTTGGCCATGGTCTTTGGGTTGAGATAGAAATAACGCCCCCAACCGAGGAAAAAGTAGAAACTAAGGGTGGCGTTGGATATAGGAGAGTTACTCGGCGAATAGTTACATTTAGAATCATATTTCAGGGAGAAACATACGAAAAGAAGTTTCTCCTCGAAAGCGAAGGAGATGAATCTATTTCAGCTAAACTAATACCTCTATCAGTTACAGGAGAGTTAACGTGAGCAACACAACCTTGAAACTTTACTTGGATAAACCACAAGATCTGGTTTTTTCCATTTCTATAACTGGAACCTCTGAGCCCATCAAAGAAACTCGCTTGACTATAGATAACAACACTGGAAAGAACAAAGTTTCTTTTCTTGGAGAATCCAAGGATGATAAGTTTGTATTTCATATTCCTAAATTAGTCCCATTCTTAGATCCAGGCAAGACCCAATGGGCCCTAGAAATCATAATAGGAGATCGGTTATTTGTTCCTCTATCTGGGGAAGCAGAGTTGGTAGCTCCAGTTGAGGTAGTGGCTGCGTTGCAAACATCCTCCTCTCCTTCAATTATCGTGGCCGAGATGGCCGGAGGAGGGAAAGAAGAAAAGGAAAAGCAATCTTCTACTATTAGTATCTCTGCTAAGAAAGAAAGTAAGAAACGAACAAAATCTTCCCTTAAAGAATCACCTGACAATAAGAAGTCCCTCTTCTCTACCAAGAAAGAAGATCTTCTTGTAGGAAAATCAATAGTAGGAGACAAACTAACGGAAAGCCTAGTAGATCGTGCTCTTCGAGAAGACTTGGAGCAACAACAGGTGGATTACCAACAAAATAAACCGCTAATAAGTAAGAAGGCAGATTCTTTACAATATTCTGATTCTACCAGAAGAGATCTTCTTACTAGGAAACAAAAATCTAGTAATAGCAAGAAATTTTATCCTAGCGAGTCACTTACTAATCAAACTCACAAAAGATCTGAGGAGAAAACTCAGTTAATTAAAGAGGCTCAATCAATCCATTCTATTTGTAATAATCTTTTCAATACGTACTACAAAGAATACCAATCTAAGCTCAAAGATAAATCCTTAGATGAGGAGCAAGCAGAATTTTGGTCTAGGACAACAGCGGCTTCGAAGGTAGTGGTTTTTCTCGAGCAAGCTCTAGCGAAAACTACCAAAAAAGATAACCAACAAGCTATTAGAAACGAGATTTCTAGGTGGAAAAGAATTAGCAATGAGATATATGTTCCTTACTCAGATACCCTTCAAAATCTATCTCTTGCCAAGAAAGATATCATTGGGGGATTAGAAGAGGGAAATTAAGTTTGTTTTCTGCTTTTCGTAACTTCTTAGTTAATATGATAGAATGAAGGAGAAGATTGAATTGATCAAGATTTTTCTAACTTGTCGAAATAGATTCCATCTAACTCGCTTTTGTATCCAAGCCTTATACAAATTCACCCACCAGCCATTCCAACTATATGTTTATGATAATTTAACAGACTATTTGGTTAGAGACCATTGGGGGTTCTTTTGCTCCCTCTATGAAAAAGGGCTTATTACCAAGTATGTAGCCAATACTAGGCATTCCACATTTGGTTGCTTTTCTAAGGCGGTTGCGTGGAATGAGTTTGGTCATATCCACATGATGGATCCTTTGTGGGATACTACTGACTTTCTTTTATGTTTAGATAATGACATTTTAGTAACGGATGGTTGGGACTTAGTTGTTAGTTCCATATGGTCTAGTTTAAAAGAAAGCGAATGGTATAAGTATATACATGTTGTAACTCAGTGGTATGGATCAAAACTTGGTCAAAAGAACAAAACTGAACTTAATGGCTATACTTGCCACCTTGGTACTCATACAGGAAGTGGATTTTGGGCAGTTAAACCCACATTTTTCTTAGATGTTGGTTTCCTGGATATAACTAAATTCATTGGATTGAACAAAAAACATGACCAATTCTACTGGCAAATGATGCTAGAAAAAAACCAAGGTCTTCCGTATATCTGTGGTGTTAAGCATATGCTTTTCTATAATTGTGGCTGGTGGGGAACAAAGAGTCTTTGCAATACCTTAACAGTATGCCCAGATTCTGACGTTTCGTTTAGCGAAGAAGAAGACAAATTGTCTCAGATGACATTTTCGGAGTTCTATTCTGCCGTTCAAGAAGCTAGCGAGAAGCTATTTTTTCGTTAGCTCTTTTTCTCCACAACATATCTTATACATAGAAAGAGGAAATCGTAGATGAAGAATCGAACTTGTTCTATCTTTGGACTCTACATCGGGGAGTTGGGGTGGGAAATTACTCGTTTTGCCCCTCATGTTATATGGTACAAGAAAAAGAATCCGCTTAACTTGGTTGTTGTATGTACTAGACCTGATCGGTATGACTTATATGGTCAGTATTGTGATGGTTTCTATCCAGCAACTTTACAATTAGATCCCAATATCGCTAGGTTAGATTGTCATGGGGTGTCTGGAAAGAATACAGATTCTTTTCTCGATGATTTCATTGAGTCCTATGAGGAGGTAGCTTTTAGACTTAGAAAAGAATTAGAAAAATTCTATAACATTGACTATGTGTTTTATCCTACCATTAGATCAAACAGGTACAAACAAAGATGGCAATTTTCTCCAACTGAAACCAACTTTGATTTCTTACCAAGGGTGGATAACGAATTATTTCTTAGCTCATATCTTTCTTCTTTGACTAACGGTAATAAAGAAGAAAAAGAAAAGAATAATCGAACTCCCTTTCTAGATAGTTCCATTCTAGACTATTTACAAAGAAAAAAGAATCTTATTTGTCTAGCTCCTAGAAAAAGACAAGATGTCCCATCTAGAAACTGGTCTGGATGGGAAGAATTCTATGCTCTAATTAGTAAAGAGAGAAAGAGTCTTTTAGAAAAAGATTTTCTTTTTGTTATTTGCTCTAAGGATCCAGATTACTTCAAGCCTTCAGATTCTTTACTCTACGAGCTTAGGTCTATAAGAGATGATACCACTGGATTACCTTTCTTTTTAGATCTTAACGATTGTGTTTTGGATCCTTTGTTTATGAATTACCCCTATGCTTCGTTCATTGGATTAGTTTTAGAGGTTATGAAAAGAAGCAAACTCGTTCTTGGATCTGTTTCTGCACTCCCTGTGTTGGGTCTTTTAGTTGGAGTTCCAGTTCTTACATGGGGAGTACAAAGGTTGAGACACTGTATTAATTTGAACCCGTTCTTGGTCCCTGTGACTTTTATAGATAGTGTTGACTTTAGGGTTTCTCCCCAAGAAATATTTTACAAGATGCTAGGTCTTGTGACTGGGACTATGAGTTTTGATTTTAATGATCATCATCGAAACGATCCTTCTAAGGTTCGTAGAGAGCTAAATTGTAGCTTTCCTCCTGGATGCTTAGATTCTATGGGACAAGTATTCTTTTCTCTATAGTCCTCTTTCCCAGTATGTTTTTTCTTATTTTGATGACGCAGTGATGGTGTGTGGGTCTTTGTGCCAGCGTGACGGAATCTGGTAGACGTAGGGGACTTAAAATCCCCTGACCTAGATGGTCGTAGGGGTTCGATTCCCCTCGCTGGCACCAACTCTTTTTTCTTTTAGTGTTCTTAGTACTTCTAGCCTCTTCTTCTCTTTCCAGATTTTTCTCACCTCTTGTTCTTCGTTCATTTCTTGTGTGTTTTTTGAAGATTCTTTGTTCTTGATATAAGAGGACACAACTTTATATATTAATTATTGAATTGAAGGTAGTATTTGGTATGTTGCCTATGCTACCTTCGATTCGCCGGTGAGGATTTCATCCTAGCCCGACCTCGCCGGCGTTTTAACGATCGGACTAGGCGGCTGAGCTCACAGCCGTATAAGGGCAGAGTTCCCATGAGCATAAGTCCTCCTCATTGATGGGGAGATGGAGGTACCATGACGTGTCCTTATTGTAGCGGAACTGGAGAGCGACATCTTTTATGTTCAACTTGTGGAGGAAGTGGGACTTTCCATGGGCAGCAGTGTCCTCGTTGCCGGGGAGAGGGTCGGGTCCTCGCCCGGATAGCCATCCGCAGGCTTGACTTGGAGCTCCCCTGTCCCATTTGTGGTGGGGTGGGGGAGATTAGTCGGGCCCGGATCGCTAGAGCCATCCGGACCTAACCCTCCCCCTTATCTCCCCCCCTAGGCAAGTCCGCCACCTAGAGGGGGTTCAAACAACATAGGCGGACACCTGGTCTGACGAGGACTTTATTCCTAGCCCACCTCGTCGGAGTTTTAACAATCGGGCTAGGCGGCTGAGCTCACAGCCGTATAAGGGCAGAGTTCCCATGAGCATAAGTCTCCGCCAAGACCCCATCGAAGGGGTCGGGGGATCGGGAGGAAAGATCATGGTAAATCTGGTTCTTGATCGGTGTCCTTATTGCGGCGGCAGTGGAATCAAGACCTCCAGGTGCCACACCTGTTCTGGAACTGGAAAGGTCGAGTTCGAGGGAAAGGATATGACCTGCCCGACCTGTAAGGGATCGGGTAGTTACGTCTATCGGGCCATGATTTCCCGCCCCCAGGCCATCCCCTGCCCTCGGTGCGAGGGTAAGGGGAAGGTACTTCGACCGGTTCGGGGTACCCTCTTGGCTGAGGCCTTTGAGCAGGCCAAGGCCAAGAAGGCTACTACCTCGGAGGCCAAGCCCTCTGCCAAGAACAAGGTTTAAGCTCGACTTTCCCCTGGGGAATCCAGTTCGTCTCGATTGGACTGGAAGCTCCCCAGGGGAATTTTACTACGTTTGATTAACCCCTCCCCTCCTTTCTTTCTCCCAGTTCCTTTTAGTCAAATCTAGACTAAAAGGGACTAGGAGAGAAAGGGGGGTTGGTCTTAAAATTGGTTTACTGATATTTTTGTTGTACAAATCCAAAGGAACTAAAAAGATTAGTTCTAGCTAATACATATTGAACTAGGACAAACCCAAAATTCTAACTAGCTTTACAAAATTTTCTGGTCGAGCCCCCGACCATAAAGCGTATGGGGAAAGATCTTCCCCAGCAGGGGCATAACTCCCCATCGAGAGGGGAGATAAGGAGGGGCCTATGAAAAACAACATGGCTCCCGTAATTAGAGAATTGAATAATAGATTTATTGCGAGGAATCGAGAAATTGAAATTGCAATTCTGGCTCTACTAAGTAAGGAGCATTATTGTGTGATCGGTCCCCCAGGGACTGCAAAGTCGCAACTAATCACAGAATTGGGAAGATTGATTGGATTGAATACATTTAGTTGGTTAATTCACAAGACTACCACATTGGAAGAGCTATTAGGACCCATTTCATTGAGTGGTTTAGAGTCAGACAAGTACTTCCGTATTACCACTGGCAAGTTGCCGGAATCGGAAATTGCCTTTATTGATGAGATTTGGAATGCGACTATTATATTGCCAGCATTAAACTCAATTTTGAATGAAAGAATTTTCTATAATGATGGTACTCCAATTCATTGTCCCCTGATTAGCTGTTATGCAGCGAGTAACCAATTACCTAATAAGAATGAATCAGAACTAGTAGGAACATTCGATCGATTCGTTTTTAGAAGTATAGTGGATTACACAAAAGATTCCAATGATTTTAGAAGGCTTATAGAATTGCCTGAATTTCCTCCCAGTCAACCAATTATGAGCAAGTCTGAGCTGGAAGAAATTGACAAAGATATTCAAACGATTCAGGTTTCGAATTTGGTTCTGGATCAATTGGTTGAATTGTGGAATAAGCTAAGATTCGAAGGAATTATTGTAAGTGACCGAAGGTGGCGGAAAGTTCTCAAGATTCTGAAATGCAAAGCTTACTTAGAGGAATGCGGGTCAGTTGATTCTGACCATTTTGAGATTCTTACGTATGTGCTCTGGCAGGAACCAGAGCAAATCGAAGTTATTAACAAGATTATTCTTTCAATGGTTTCGCCTATTAGGCAAACTCTAATCGAGTATCTAGATATTTGTAATGAACTAGAGAGAAATTGTTCAGATTTGGCCTCGACGCTTGAGGCCAATAAGGGAATTAAAGATATTTTGGCCAAAATTGAGGCCCTGACTCCAATGACTCCAAAAGATTCTGACCTAATAGCCAAGTACAAAGAAGATATTACCGCTATTCACAAGAGAATTGTTGACAGGGCTCTTCAAGGAGGGCTCTAATATGGTGGAAGTAGTTGAAAGGAAAGATGGAGTATTTAACGATTATGGAGTCTTACAAGATTGTTTCAAAATTATGGAATCAAATTTTCAAATCAAGTCTATTCTGTTTAGTTCTAGTTACGCAGTAAAGATTGATTCAAACCAAGTGTCAATTGAAAAGGATTCTCGATTTGATTCTTATGAGTTCTTTAATGTTAGTAATCATAGGGTTAATATTCGGACGGTTAAATCAAGGGAACCATTCTTTCTAGTAGAAGTTCAATTACCATTCGTTCCAATTGAAGCATTAAGGGTTGATTTAGAGTTATTCCTGGTTCCAATCCAGATTATCCCTCGAGGAAGATTCTCATTGTTTAGTCAGAAATGCTTTAGAGTTTTCAATTCTGAGGAACTCGAATCAATTCTGAAAGAATTTTCCAGCAAAGTTACTAGGGCTAGTCTTTTATTTATGACGTATGAAGAATAGGAGGTGCAGCATGGGAGAAAACAACCTTCTCGAATTGAGCAAATTAGATAAAATGTATTTCAATCACGTCAAAGAATTTGAAGTGGTTGCTAATTGTCTCCAATCCCAAAGGACTCCCCACTGGGAACCCCTAGTGGAAGATATATTTGCGTCATTGTATAAAGTTAGTCCCAAGATTCGAGAGATCAAGCAGATACCCAAGTCTTTATCCGTGAACAAAACGATTCTTGACCAATTGTTTGACCTAAAAGAATGGAAACAAATTAGAACGAAAACAGTACTAGATGAGTTCGCTTCCGCAATTTCTTTAAGCAATATGATAGAATTACTTAGAATTCCTGAGGAGTCTGAAGAGCAAATCCGGAAATTGAAACAGTACGAAGACCAACTAGAGGAGTTAAATTCAATGTTCCAGACATTGTCTGAATCTGGGAAGGCGAATTCACCACTGGCCCAGAGTATTCAAAGTCAATATAGTCAGCTAAAACAAGAATATGACCAAATGCAAGCCCCCTCGATTGATGAGGGAGCAATTAGGACTGCTATTAGGAAATCTATTCAAGAAACTAACGAAGAATTAGATAGAATTGAAGCTATGTCATTTGGCCGTGAACCCGGTCAAATAACTCAAACCAGTATTGAGGAGAAACTAAAGATAGTTCAAAAATTGCGAAGAAATAACAAACTAAAAGAACTATCTGAAAAATTAGGTCGTTATCGTAGAATACTCTCAAGTATTCGAAAGAATAAAGTTCGTCATTCTTCTGGAGAGATTACAACGTTGGAATTCGGGAATGACTTATCCCGAGTCCTTCCAGTAGAACTGGTCTTTTTGAAAAGACCGGAATTGAAGAAAGTATTTAAGAGAAAGTTCATTGAAAATCAATTGCTAATGTATGGGACAAAATTGCCCCAACCAGAATCCAAGGGGCCAATCTATGTTCTAGTAGATGGATCTGGCTCTATGGAAGGAGCCAAAGAAATTTGGTCCAAGGCTACCGTTCTAGCCTTGATTCAATTGGCATTTGAGGAGAATCGAGAAATTGTCTTATCTCAGTTTGGAAGTAAGTCGGAGTTCTATTCAGTTGGTCCAATTAGAAAAGATACTCCGAATGTTACTGAAATGATCCTTGATTTTTCATCATTCTTCTTTGGTGGGGGCACCGATTTTGAAATGCCCCTAAGTAAGGCTAAAGAATACATATCTAACAGTAAGAAGAATGATATCGTATTTATTACGGATGGAGAATGTTCTATTTCTTCCCAGTTTCAATCTGATTTTAGTCAATGGAAACAAGAAACTAAAACTAAACTCGCAACAATTATAATTCGAGGCTATTCTAATAACCAATTAGTTGAGATCTCAGACTTGGTTCTTAGAGTCAATTCGTTTAATGAGGATTCGGACCAAGTAACGATGGAATTGTTTAAGGCTATCGATTAGAACAATAAGAAAAACAAAAAAGCAAAAAAGAAAAAGGAGGGAGCATGAATAACATCGACAAAAAGATCCTCGTTCTACTTGGGGCACCAGACCCCGAAATGTTTAGAATCGAGCAAGTATGTAGATTACTAGGAATGCCAATATTGTATGCCCGAAAGGGCAATCAGAGAGTAAGTCCCAGTCAGGCCAAAGATTCCGATCCAATTGAGATTACGAATGATTATTATGAAATCATACAAGTTGAGTGCAGAGTCCCTCTAAAGTTCAAATCTTATTTCTCTCTTCCAAAAATCGTTACAATTGATCACCACGAGCCTGGGGATCCAGGCTCAGAATATGGGCCTTCAGAATTCGTTCGAGGGAGTTCGTTGGGACAATTCTTGTTGCATTTGTCTGAAATGTTTACATTTAACAAACTAGCAGACGTAGGATTTGTTTTGATTCCAGATTTGTCATTCCCCCAGCCGCTAGTGTTTTGTAATGATTGTTGGTTAATTAGAGACAAGTCAAGGAATTATTATCGAATATGTGATGATTTTAAGTTTGCAATGGCGGCTGATCATTGCCTCGGGGCGGCTTACCGAGGTGAGTGTCCGGGAGTAGACCCGGACCAATTGATGAGTTGGAGGCTTCAGATTAGGGCTGAATTCCAGAAAGTCCCTGTAACTGATCTAATTAGCAAAGTCAGGTTTGCGATTAGTAAGATCAAATCCGCCCCCATTATTGGGCCAAATATTAGAGACCTCCGAGGAGAGGTCATTCCCGAGCTGCCCGAAGCTGGGGCAAGAGTTGGGGAGGCCATTCTTGCTGGGCCTCTAGAGGAGAAGGGCAAAGCAGGACTCAAGAAGTATGTATTGCAGTTTGCAAATAAGGAACAAATCGATTACTTCTTAGCAATGGGTTTTCAGAATCCGTATTTTAATTACGAAAGAGGATTCGCAGGTGGCTATAGGGAGGAATAATAGACTTTTTGAAAAACGAAGAGCGCTACCTTGATACCTGTTTTCTGGAACTTATTGTATATGATTTGGTTCACTCATAATAAGTTACTTATAGTAATAGCTTGTATTCTGACAATTTTAACAGGTGTGATTTGTTCTAATATACCTAGATTAGTAAAGTACTTTTTAGTTTGTATTTCGATTCTGGTTTGTTTTGGATTAGCTGGGGAAACGATTTTTGTTAAGAATTGTATATTTACTAAATTCGACCCCACTACCAGAACCAGAAATAGATACTTATTACCGATTGATTTATGTCTAGGGGGACTACTAGGGGGAGGGGGGAGCGGCGTGTATTGCACCGCCAAATTCCTCCCTAATACTAAAGTAAAAAAGTAGGGTGAATGTGTATTATTTTTTTGTTTGTTCCGGTAAGATCTCATCTTTTCTACTTAGAACATAAACCATAGAGAAGAAAAGGGAGGATGAGAAAAAAGAAAAAATGTTCAAGAAAGGAGGATTGAAATCATGTCGGTTAGAACGAGATTGATTGAGAAAAATTACTCCCCATTGCTCGTTAGGAAATATCAGGCCTTTGGGTGGCCCTTATTTGTTGGAATTATTTGTGATTCGGATCTTGGTGACTTAGATGAATTGGTCTGGAATACCCTTAGTTCTGTTTCTCCAGAGAGTATCGATAAAGATCTTCAAGCTTGTAGGAACCTTGTTGGTAGTCTATTAGATACTATTGTTAAGTACTATCATGAAGAATCGAAGGGATCTGTTGAGGGAGTGGCTGTATTTTACTATGTTGATAAATGTGCGATTAGTTCTTTGTATGGAGATTTCATGGTTCACAAAGCTTGTAGGGATGAGTTCTATTCAATTCTAAACATCTTGCCCCATATTTGAAAAAGATGGGAGCAGTAGAGGGAAAAATGAAAGTTCTAATTTGCTCTCCCCATTGTGATGACGAACTAATTGGTTGTTTCTCAGCTTTGTATAATTTGTGTCAGAAGGAAGGAAATGAAATTCTCATTTCTTATTGTGATTCAAAAAATGAGTCTAGAATTCTAGAAAGTAAGAACTTAGTTCCTATACTAGAGGAGCACGTACCTATATCTATTTTTTCTACCATTGAGCAAACGTATTTCTACAGTGACGATTTGCTTGAGGTAAAATTGGGAAGAGTTCTTATGGAATGGGAACCTAGTATGGTCCTAGCTCCAGATCCTTATTCTGAGCACCACCCACTGCATAAATTTGTAGGATCATTTTGTAGACATTTTGTCTCTAAGTACTTAGACAACTCGTCTTTAATCTTTTACTCAACTAGTATGCAATCTCCATTTTTATCTGAGCTTCCTTCTGATATAAGTTCTAAGAAAGAAAGAATTTTAAACTTAGTCTATCCGAGCCAGAAAGATTTATGGCGATATGAAAAGAAGTATATTCTATTCGAGAGCTATATGGAGGAAGTCAGATGGTATCAAAGAAGAAAATTCCTAGACGATTAGTTATTGCTCCTCAGTTTCCAGCCAAACTAAGATACCAAGAATGGTGGATAAAGGAGTTTAGAACTAAGTTTTCTAACTATTTCTCACAAGTTGAGATATTGGGACCTGTTGATTCTTGCTTTCCGTTTGGCGAGTGTTTTGGGGAGTATTCCGTTGAATTTTCTCCCCAGAAAGCATCTATTCAGTGGGAAGCGAAGATGCTTGAAGATTACTTTTATCTTAGACAAGATGATATTCTTTTTCTAACTGATATTAGTTATCCTGGAATCTTTCCTGCTTTGCTATTTCATGGTAGGCCGGATTATGTTTTTGCTTTCTGCCACGCCACTAGTTTGAATCGATATGATATTTTCTCTGGAATAAGAAAGAGGAAATTTGCTTACGAGAAACAAATCCTTGAGATGTGTAATGGTGTTTTTGTAGGATCTGAGTATCATAGAAACAAACTTTTGGAAAAAGGCCGTGTTAATACAGAAATCTTTGTATCAGGAGTGCCTTTTCCTCCATCTTATGTAGCGGGAAGTAGATCAAAACTTACGGAAAGACAGCGAAATTCAGATCGGCCGATTACTATCGCGTCTCTAGCTAGACCATGCATGCAAAAAGTTACAAAAAGAGTAGAGAAACGAGTCCAAAGGGAGATTGGTTGTAAGATTATTCGACCAAATGCTACAACCTGGAATCAGTACTATGATTTTATTTCTAAGTGCCTCATCGTTCTATCTACAAGCAAGGAAGAAACATTTGGTTACCAGATAATAGATGCTATTCTTGGAGGCGCTATTCCGTTGGCTCCAAATAAGTTTTCTTACCCGGAAATTCTTCCCTCATCGAACCTTTATGATAGTGTAGATGAACTAATTTCTAAGATCAAATTAGTACAGAGAGATCCAAGTCAATTTCGGTTACGTCTAGAAGACTTGGATGTAACTTCGAGGTGTTCTTCATTCTACCACTTTGTTTCTAGTACAATTGGAGAATTCTTGAAGAATGGATCTAAGTAGTCTATCTCAGCAAATTGCAGATGGTGTATTTAGTAGGAGCGTACTATCTGGAAATGTATTCAAAGATGTTATAGACTGGTTATTTTCCAGAGAAGATGCTCCGGTTCCATCTCATATTAAGAAAGATTCTAGGATCACAAATACGTATCTCATTAAATTGTTTCTTAAGAATGGAGAGTTCAATTACTTTTTGAATGGTTGTTTTAATCATTCTGGGACTTCACTTTGGGAGCTTGATAAACAGGATTTGCTTGTTTTCTTAAAGCATTGTATCTTGAAACTCAATCTTACTAGGAACTCAGTCTATTATACCAAGAGTAGGAAAGCGAAGGATATTATTGAAAAGATTGAATCTAAGTTTCCTCTTCTAAAAAGCTATGAGTGTGAGTGTTTAGAGACTTGTTTTAATCCTACGATGCTTGAGGCTATTCTCTTGGGTGGAGCAATAAAAAAGAAGAGTTCTTCTAGAAAGAAAGATCTTCCTTCTCCCTCTTTATTACCAGAAAAAGAGGAGGAAGATTTGCTTTCCTCTTTAGATTCTTCCCTTCCTTCCTCTCCTCCTCTTTCTTTTGATCCTAATAGCTCTAAGGAACAAGAAAAAAAGAACGAATCTTCCTTATCTCTGTATTCCTTTATTAGTGAGTCTTTTGAGATTGTCTCATTGTGACAAATTTAAGTTATTTTTTTGTACATTTGTAGCAAAATTGTTACCAAGATAAGTTCCGAATTCCATATTTCGATATCAAAAAGGCGTGATTTTGAGGTCTAATTTTTGCTATGCTAATTTTCTTAGGAAAATAAAATGAAAGGTTGTGGGGAGAGAGCTCAAAGAAGGGGCTCTCTCCCCTCTAGGAAAGGAGGGTATGGATGGGTTATTTTTTTGTTCTAATGCTAGGGGAAACGAAAAAGTAAGAGAGATACTAGAACCTCTCTCAGTTTTCTATCAGCCCATCTATGAAGCAGTACTTTAGCGCTTCCTCTCCGCTCAACCAGAAGTTTTTATTCTTAATCAGATTATCTAGATCTTCTTTCTTACTGCATGAATTGGTTGCTATGTACGTATTGGCAATATCCTGAAATTTCCTTAGAACTCTAGATGTCTCTTCTGAGCTACTTGGAGTTTCCACTTTAAACAAAGAAAATGCCAGCAGTTCGTGCCACATAAGATGGGCAGTTCTAGATGCAAATCTGTGGCCTTTTGATCCAGATACTAAAACTAGAAATCCGGCGCTTGCCGCAAAGCCATAGCACCTGGTTTCTACAACCATGTCTTTTTGGGCTTCTCTAATTAAACCAACAATTCGCCAAGCCTCAAAAAGAGATCCCCCTGGGGATTGAATTTCTATAACTACATGTTTGATGTTTCTAGATCTGCACCAATCAATTAAGCGCCTTGCGTCTTCTGAGTCAATATTGTCAAGGAACCAAGTCACTTTCTCAATGTTCCCGTCTTTATCTATCTGAGGATAGATCTTAGGCATAGGCAGCCTGATATGTTCTAAGGGATCTGGTTCTCGCAATCGAAAAGTTACTGGAACATGGCATCTAAAGCAATCGGAAACATCCCCTACTACCTTGGTTTTGGGGCACTGGCCTTTTAGCACAGGGGCTTGTGGACTAGATTGGGACACTGGTTGACTTTCTGGGTCTCCAGCGCTAATTAAAGAAGGTATCTGAAGAATGAAACAGATACATATCATACTTATAAGAATTATTGTAGCAACTAGTTCTTTTCTTATTTTCTTTCTTATCATAGCTAAAGTCCTCGTTGCTAGTTTTTTGGTTTTGGTCCTTGCTCACCACTCTCTTCTATACTTACAAACAAAGGTGAGCAAGGACCAAGATTCTCTCTTTTTTCGTTACTTAATGAAGAAATTGAGATTAATCTGCTCAACTGCTCGAGTAGGCTCTAAGATTACGTTAACGTGGAATTGTTTCCTCTTTCTTTCATACTCTGTGGCCCCAACTTCCACGGAGAAATCATACAGACCCCTTCTTTTCTTAATATCCTCTAGAAAGTCAACTATGTCAGCCTTAACTTGGTTCCAAGTAATTACGTCGTTGAGCTCAAAGATAAAATTCCTACAGTATCTTTCTAGGGCCCTCTTGCAATATAGAACGAGCCTTACAATATTAATATCTGTCAAGGCACTGGCCTTGATTTGGCTGGTTAATTGTCCCCATACCACGTAACCTTCTAAGAACTTTACGATAGGGTTTAACCGCTTCAAGTACATCTGGTCTCGCTGTGCGAGGCTGGGGTTAAATCTAAGCTCCTTGATTGAGTCAATAGAAGCTCGATTGAAACCAGCAATTGGATACCAGACCTCTGCTACCAAGTCATTTCTTGGAAGAAGGTAACTAATATGGTACAAGGGACTAAACCATACGTCTCTTCCAATAAATGGATCATAGACTTTGTTATACTCCTCATAAAGGGCAACATAGAAAGAATTAAATGTATGCTCGTTAGATCTTTTCTGAATACTGGTGGTATAACTCGAATTGTCCCCATTATCAAGAAGGGCGATACAATCTCTTCGAGTTTTTGCTAGAGCCGCGATCTGGGTTTTAACTTCGGTGGGATAACCAGCATCCCAGATAACGTTAAAGTAATAATTCTCAGTATCTAGGACTGAAGGATCAATAGCCCCCAAATACGCCTGAGATAATAACTGGGTTGCTACGGTAGTATTTACTGTCCCATTGCTATTAAGAAGAGATCCCAATGAGCCCTTTCTAAGAGGAACCGGGGTGGCAGAAACGAAAGCTGAAGAAATCGAAGCTAAGCTCTTCTTAACTTGGTACGTTATTCCGCCGCTAGTTGTATCAAAATTTGTGGTATCTCCAGACCAACCTCTAGTTCCACTGCTGAGATTCTTAGTGCTAAATACATGGACGGTGGTTCCATTAGAAGCAGACTCGCCTAACCATCCCCAGATAGTATTACCTCTAGAGTCCTTGCAGATAACCATATAGGTAGCGTGTCCGGTTTCTTGGCTTTCCCAAAGGGAAAAGTCTTGTTTTGGGTCAGTGATGGAGGCGGAATTTTGAGTTAGTACCACACTAACATCTGGAGACATATCTTTTGCGTAAATTTTTCCTATAGTCTCGTAGCCAGCATCTCCCACTTTGCATCGTAAGAAAGTGGAATACGTATTTAAGACATCTTCAATAAAGAGGGAGCTCCCACTCGAATCTATTGCTTCCTTATCGAAAGATACCTCGAAAGACTCAGAAATTACCTCGTCCCCGTCTGATTGTCTTTCATATATGTCGAGTGTATAAACGCCATAAACAAGAGGGTTAGCATGCGGAGTTAAGCGAATCCCTACTGCATTATATGCATCGCCTCTACCAATAGGATAAAAGATACAAAGAGGAATAACTCCTGAGGTTCCATCGTAGACCAAGTTTGTATCTATTTCGCTTTTGGTATTTAGACCAGAAATTGAATCGGTCGAAACGGTGTAGTCTGTCGAGGTATTTTCTGTTAAATTAATTCTAAGATTTGAGTAGGTAGCGTCGTTTGGGAGCACTCTTAGGACATACAGAGCTCCACTTTCTCCCAAGTAATTATAAGCCACGTAGGGACCCTGGCTATAACTAGTTCCAAAGTCTAAGATATTGGGTTCTCCAAATTCTGATACGAATTCGCTTCTAGAACTAACGAATTTCATGACATTATCTTCGCCTTTGCGGCTTAAGATCGCAAGAAAAGAAACGGTACTAGGAACTGCTTCAACGTAAGTGGATAAATCAAAAATCTTTGTATAGACACCTGGAGAAATAGGCATATTTCCTCCTTGCCCTATTGTTGTAGGTGTGATTTTGTTGTCTAGGTTTGTTAACTTACTCTATGTATATTTTATTCCCTTTCTACTAGAAGATTGTTTCTATCACCCCCTTCCACTATGTACATATAGATTTTTTATCAAGATAAGTTTAGGATAACATTTAGTAAAAGCAATTTTCTTTGTATTGGAGTTAGATAGAGTTTTCCCTTAACCAGAAGGAATCTTAGAGAAGCATACAATGTCCTATCCATTCTCATTCCGCGACGAAGAACTAGGATGTATTCTTTGGTAAGACCCGGGATTGCTGACTGAGCTGCGGCAAGTTTGCCTGCTTCTTTTATTGCTAAGATAACTAGAAAGTTAGTAACTATATCATATTGTTGTAACCTTTCTAGGGCATCAAAAACTTTCCCACTAGTTAGATGTTTTTGTATATTCTTTCTGAGTGACTCGTATGAAGATACTGGAATTTTCATTTCTTTTCTAATTGTAATATAAAGAGCATTTCTTATATCGTCATTTGTAACGCCTTTAACATACCGTTTAAGACTTAGGGCCTTAGCCTTCGACTCAGAGTACTTGGCTTCTGAGAACCAAGTATACCATTTCGATACAAATTCTGGTTTCATAAGTTTAAGGGTAGTCTTTAGGGGCTGAGAGTTAATGAGATTTATAACAAGGGCATCGGTTTTAGATTCAGGAACGAAAGAATCTGCTTCCCCTTTAGACTCAGACGGGTCACTATTTTTGGATGCAGGGCTTATGACCTGTTCATTAATTTTCGACGTAAGTCGGTCGACGACCTTGGCAAGATCTTTATCCGTAGCCCTTTTCTTGGGTTTCTTTCCTGTTAAGAAATCTAACCAACCAAGATATCTTTCCCCACTATCTGCTATGACATCGGTGGGAAAGTTCTCAACCTCTTTGATTTGCTCTAGTATATAAGAAAGAAGATCTTCTTTTTTAGACATACTTGCTGGTCCTCCTAAAAGAATAGATACCAAACAAACTGGATAATTCCAAGAGCATCTTTAACTAAAGTTGGGAACGTGGCTCTCGCATACAGATGGAACGGGCCACTATGCCCAGCATTTCTAGATGTAGATGACCACAAAGCAACCTCGTTGATGTTGAAGTCATTACACCACTCAGATCTAATGGTAGTAACGATTTTTGCTATTAGATACTCATCGTCATTCAGTGGATCCCTTTCAAAGATAACTTCGTCGAAAGGAGCCTTATAGTACTTACCCCCTCTCAGATCTGCCAGGGTTGTTCCAGAGGAAGCAATTGGAACCTCATTCGCCAAACCTACATCGGTAAGCGTTGGGGGTATGGGAGCAAGAGGATCACCTTGAGTGCATCCCCCAGATCCAACACTAAGCCATGAAACAAACTCCTCTTTACTCGTTGCGTTCTGGCTATTCTCTAGGTCTAAGATTTTTTCGCATATTAAAGATCTTCCTACATAGACCACAAGATTACTTGTGGTTACTAGCTTTTTGCTTCCATCAGGAAGAACTTGATAGATCTCAACTTTTCCTTTTGGACGAACTGAGTTATCATCTCTTTGTTTCTGTCCAAGAGAATCACTCGTTTCGATATGATCTGAGATAGAAACTACGTATTGTTTCTTGGTATCTGTCATTTGAATTTCTTCCTGCCTCTTTTTTTATTACTTATGTAAACCGACTAGAGAGATAGTCCTAAAAATTTGTTCAGAAACTAACTTTTTACTATATGCCAATCTATTCGATAATTAGAAGATGGAATTGGTCCACTAAGTTTTACAAAGAAACTAGAAGTAGTCTTATTATATGCTGATTGAAAGTACATGGCTTTGGAGTTGGTTTCTAAACATACCATGGTTACAAAAACTTCATAGTTTGTATCTGGTAGAGCTGGAGAAAAACTAACTTCAAACTCTGATTGGCCTATACTGGGGGTAAATGATCCTTTTCTTTCTTCCATCTTTTTTAATCTAATCTCCCAATCTTAATCGTTATTGATATATGACAGAACACAAACCAAGAAAGTAGGACTGGAAGTTACTGATTGTATATCTAACGAGAACCAACTCCCGGCATTGATATTGGAAATAGAAATATCATAACTATAAGATGCGGATCTTCCAAGAGTTAGGGCATAGGAAAGAACATTTTGTTTGGTTCCTAGGGGATCGGTAAATGTTTTAATTTGGATTTGGGCCTCGGCCCCCTCTGGACCAACAACATAGCCATCAACTCGATACAGGAAAATATTTTCTAGAGTTATTCCGTTAGGCATCTCACCGGAGCTAGGATTTGGAATAAGCCAAGTTATGTACTTAAGTCTATTTTCTTGCTTCCCACTAAATCCACTCCATCCCGAGTATCCAGACACTCCACTATATCCACTAAACCCACTATTTCCTGGCCAACCTTGCTGCCCACTCCACCCTGAGTAACCACTCCACCCTGAGTAACCACTCCACCCTGAGAAACCACTGGTTCCTATGCCCGAGTAACCGCTTAGCCCGCTCTTTCCGCTTATTCCAGAGTACCCTGAGTACCCTGAATAGCCACTCGAACCAGGGTTATCTCCCGAATAGCCTGAAAAACCACTTGCACCCGAGTAACCAGAAAAGCCACTTGATCCAGAATACCCTGAATAGCCACTCGAACCAGGGTTATCTCCCGAATAGCCCGAGAAACCACTTAACCCACTGTAACCAGAGTAACCACTTATACCACTCTTTCCACTAAGCCCACTTATGCCCGAGTATCCTGAGTAGCCACTCCAACCAGAATATCCACTAAAGCCAGATATACCACTTATTCCAGAATATCCACTAAAACCGGAGTGGCCGCTTACCCCTGACTGGCCACTATAACCCGAGTAACCACTCGAACCAGGGTTATCTCCCGAGTATCCTGACCAACCAGAATACCCACTAAAACCACTTGTTCCACTCCACCCTGAGTATCCTGACCAACCAGAATACCCACTGAATCCACTTACTCCTGAGTAGCCACTAAAGCCACTTGCTCCATCAGTACCTGAGTAACCAGAGAATCCCGAGTAACCACTCGAACCCGGGTTATCTCCCGAGTATCCTGACCAACCAGAATAGCCACTAAAACCACTCACTCCCGAATAGCCTGAGAAACCACTCACTCCAGAGTAACCACTTAGTCCGCTCTCTCCCGAATATCCACTAAAACCACTCACTCCCGAATAGCCACTTAGTCCCTCAGCACCTTGTGGACCTGAATATCCACTAAAACCACTCACTCCCGAATAGCCACTTAGTCCCTCAGCACCTTGTGGACCTGAATATCCACTAAAACCACTCACTCCCGAATAGCCACTTAGTCCAGATTCGCCACTATATCCAGAATAGCCACTAGTGCCTCTTGGACCACTATACCCCGAGTAACCACTTGCACCAACTGGGCCTGGTACACCGCTATAACCTGAGTAACCACTGGTGCCTGGATTGTCTCCAGAATAGCCACTAAAACCACTCACTCCCGAATAGCCTGAGAAACCACTCACTCCAGAGTAACCAGAATAGCCGCTAACCCCTGACTTACCACTGGTTCCACTGACACCACTTTCACCCTGTTCGCCTTTTTGTCCGCTCCATCCTGAGTAACCACTAAATCCAGACAATCCATCAAATCCATCTTTTCCGCTATATCCACTAAACCCACTACTCCCGCTAAATCCTGAGTAACCACTTAGACCAGAGGCTCCAACTTCGCCACTTGCGCCTGAATAGCCACTCACTCCTGAGTAACCGCTGAGACCACTCCTCCCAGAGTATCCTGAGTAGCCACTATGACCACTTTCTCCACTAAAACCACTCACTCCTGAGTAACCGCTGAAGCCACTTTTTCCTGACAAGCCACTTAGCCCACTCTTCCCGCTATAACCCGAGTAACCACTAGGGCCTCTTTCCCCACTAAGACCACTTTCACCCGAGTATCCAGAAAAGCCACTTTGTCCGCTTTCACCACTAAAACCTGAGTATCCAGAAAAACCACTTGTGCCAGAGTAGCCACTAAAACCCGAGTAACCACTAACCATTAAGGATTCGACTCGCATAAATTTCAATGAGCCAGATGTAGAGTCGTATCCAAGGGCATACTTATCTTGTGGGTTCGTAACATCAATGGGTATATCTTTAAGTTTTGAAGCATTCCACTGACTGATATCTTTGTAGGTATCTATATCTGCTTTTCTAATAACGTGCTCGTCTTTTGATGGTGGGGTAGTGACCGCTAATTGGCCATCATCATAATATACCGCCATATCGTAAAGTACCCCCTATGTGTGTTTGTTGTGCTAATTTGTACATTTCTTTGTGCTAGTTCTCACTAGCTACCCAATTGAGTTGGTAATGACTTGTTGGAACACTAGCACTAAATTCAATGTCAAATCCATTCTCATCTTTAGATACGATATCATAGAAGAGCATCCTGGGAGACTCTTCTATTGTGTTGCAAATGGTTGTAGATAAAGAATAATCATTAGAACTCAATGGTTGTGGGAAAGAAACTCTCATTCCAGTAGAATTTGCTGGAATGGAACTAACCCCAGTTCTTTTCCCAACGTATGGATACTCAACATAATGAACCATCCAGCTTAAGGTATATTCTTCGGAAACAATTGGGGCTGAGAATCTAATTGTAAATCCTAGTCTGTCTCGTTGTGTAATGATATAGAAATATTGATCTGAAACCCCAGTTGAGTCAGAAACCATTGTAACACAAAGGGAAGTTAAGAGGGTTCCATCTAGAATTTCAGATTTGAATTCTATGCGTTCAGTGGTCTGGCCTTTTAGAAGACGCTTTGTTCCGGATTGAAGGGCCAAGTCGGCAACTAGAAATGCTTTTACATACGTATAGTCTTGGCTGGTTGGAATATCAAAGCAACCCTCACAATCGAATTCTGGCATCGAACCGGTGCATATGGTATAGATGGGAACCGAAGTCCCATCTAAAACGGTCATATACCAATTGTAAGTCGTTGGGTCAATGTAATGGGAGCATGAAACTTGTGGATCATTTTGCCATATTCCTTGGAATACTGGAAAGGAGCGAACTACCTCTGGTAAGGTTCTATAGTAATTAATTACAACCTCTTCAGGAGACTTATCATCGGATACCCCGACATCATGGTATGAACCACAGTCATAATGGTCTCTAGAATGATACAAATCTGTAACCGTTGAGTCATGACAAACAACGTACTCGTTTCCACAACATGGTTCGCTGTCCATGGTGTGGAAATCTAGAAGGTCTTTTTCGTAATTTACTTGCAGCTTATCTTCTGAAACTACTGCATCCATTAATGGAGAGTTAATGTATAGTGTATGAATTAATCCTAGGAATCTAGCTCTGTGGGGCTTGAAGAAATTCACTACGTCTAGAATATAACGATTTACGATACTTCTAGGACCAATCGTAGTGGCAATTCTTGGATAACTTTCTGGGAGAACATATAAATCGATATAAGAGGTTAGTAAGAAGAGGACCTCTGTGGTAATAGAATCTCCATTACCACTAGTAAACCAAGAATCAATGTAATTGAACAAGTCTAAGTTTATTTGCTTTAAGACTTGCTCTGGAGATGAAAACAAGGGAGCTAAGAAATCAGAGCCAATGGGTCTTGTAAATAGATCTAAGAATTGGTTTCGGAGTTCTTTTTGTTCATCTCGAGTTACTAATCTTTGAAAATACAAGGTGGTAAATTCATTGATTATGGTTTCAAGATCTAAACTAGTTCCATCATATATTAAGAAAGAGTCCGAGAACCCACTAATTCTTTGCCCATAGTAACGATTTAAACAATAACAACAAGCTACATAGATCTCAAGCAAAGAAAGTTTTGTTTTTGCATACAAACTAAATCTAATAACTCGATTAAGTTCCTGCGTTTGTAAGAATGTTTCATACTCATCTCGAACTCTTCTACGTGTTACCGCGGAGATGATAGCAAGCTGGTCGCTTAGAGGTACGTTCTCTCGAATTGCAAAATGAGGAGTTTTCATTGGGAGAGAACGACCTTTGGCTAAGAAAGAGAGAGTATCTTTTTCTAACATCCAGTGCGGGTCGAATCTTTTTACGTCCTCATATGACAAGTCAACAAGAGGAGCGGTATATGATTCAATGCTAATCTTAATAGGATCTAAGCTAGAACTTCTAGATGGTAATCGAATGAGGGGAGTTGTTATGTACTTAGATGTTTGAACTATGTTTGGTCGAAAAACAAAATCGGGACCACTTGGAGTTTGTATTCGAGTTAGAAAGTACTCAACAATATCTGGGTTATTAACAATGCCAAGATATCTTAGAGAACTAGACAGAGAAGTAGGGGTTCCTTTTGTTTTGTACAAACGAACTAAGTCTAAAAGCAACAAGATTTTATTAAAAGATGAAATTCGGTATGTTGGAAATGGTAACCCCATTGATCGAAGCAACTCTTCGATATGTGCCTCAGGAAGGGTAAATACGTCGGTTACATTCCTTGATATGGAAACCAACGTTTTTAGTGCCGAGTACCAATCGATGAGAAATTTTCTTAGTCTCTTATAGTCGTCAGAAGCAAATGCATATTGGTCAATGATAGCATCAAAAAAGCTTAACGTACTTGCTTTTTCAGATACAAGAAGTTCTTGCAAAAGCAGGTCAACATTTTCAGGTTCACCTTTAAGATATCGAAGAAGGCTAATGAAATCAGATACGGTGAACAATTAGGTTTTTCCTCCTTTACGGGGGCATTCGATTAAAAATTCCACTCAACAGTTTGAAATGTTTTTCTAGAATGTAGTCATAGTACAAAGAATCAAGCAAACTTTTCTGGTTCGGAAATAATGCGTCATCTGGCAGAAGAATAATATCTGTGATTCCGTTTTGCATAAAGACCAAATCTATGTAAATAAGTCTAGATAGATTTGTAACCAAACTAGGAGCTGTAAAACTGGTAGTATCGTAGTAGACGATTATCGAAGTTGTGTCTGAGAATCCCGTTGTTTTGTACTCTAGCAAGAAGTCGAGCATTTGCAGATCTATGCTTTGAAGCTGGAAGATGTTTGATCCTGTCTCGCTAGAAACATAAACATATCCAGCGTTTCCATACGGAGACAATCTAATTTTTAGAGAAAAATCCCATTCTCCTCTATCTAGAGGAGTAAATAGATAGTGGTAATAGTTATGAGAATAGGTGTCTGAGAATAACAAATCAATAAACGAGTCTCCGGGTAAAAAACTTGTACCATTAACTATGCTTGGTAAACGAACTGGAGCGTCATTAAGAATCTTATCAAATAGAATTCTAAAAGCATGATAATCAAGCTCAGGAACTGCGATATATGGCACTAGATACAAACCCCCGAGAAAATATGTATGAAGAAAAGGAAAAGTTTACGAACCAAAAACTTTTTTGAAGGACTACTAAATTGGAGTTCATAATTTTGTTCTTAGATCTATTCTTCTAACCTCCGAACAAAAACCAAGAAGATACTACTAACATACGAAGGAGGCCTACGTTTAATGGATCCAGTTCTAGAAAAATTCCAACCGGTTTTCGTAACGGGTAGAACAATTAATGATACTTGGTTTGAGCTCTTGGCTCAGTTATGGGACAAGGGACGAAGATACAAAGTGACGTCTGGTTCGTATGCAGGATCTAGTCGGTTGGAATTCGATTTCGTAGCTGGAACGATAATGAGTCCATCTGAAAGACCTTTAGCGGTGTATACTCCTCCTGGGGTTCCTGCTCCTACAACGGATTCCGCTATAGAAGAATATTTCGTAAATTACCTTATGAACGGGAAATTGTCTCCAAATGAGCACTATCGTTATTCTACGTGGATCGTTGGTGGGAAGTACAAGATTCCCCAGATACGAATCGAAGGAAAAGATCTTTATGATCTTGAGATTACAGTTCCAAACCAACTCCAATGGTGCATTGAGCACTTTAAGAAGCAGGGGTTTGGTAATAATCATTGTACAATTCAGGTGGGATATCCAGAAACAAACTTAGCATATGATATACCTTATTCTGATGAAACTGAAAGGAGAACGTCACCATGCTTAAGGTTAATTGATTTAAAGATTATAGAACAGAACCAAAAGTCTTATTCTATTTCAATGGTTTGTTATTTTAGAAGTTGGGATCTTTATAGTGGCTTTCCTGAAAACATTGGAGGATTGACTTTATTGCTTGAATATGTGGCGAATGAACTAACTAGCTCTGAAATTGAGGTTAATCCTGGTTCGCTGAGCTTTGTTTCTAAAGGTCTTCATTGCTATGATTTCCAAATAGAGGCTGTTCGTCTAAAATTGAACAAAAAGTAGGAATGTTCTTTCTTGCTAACAAGAAGGAGGCGAAGACATTATGAATCAGATTCATATCGCAACTTGGCTACTAACAAGAAGATGCAATCTTAAATGTTCCTACTGTAGGATAAGCAAAACGTATGCCAATGATCCATACTCAGTTAAAACTCTTCTAAAGACAGATATAGATTTTAGTTATCTTATTGATTCAATCTGTAGGATAAAATCTAATAACCCAGAATCTTATAACATATTCCTTGGAGGTGAGCCTACTCAGTATCGAGAACTCAAAGATCTGATCTTAAGGTGCAATAAAGAAAACATCCTCTATACAATTGTGTCGAATATGTCTGGTTCGTCTTTTGAAACGATTAAAGATTTGCTTGCTTCTTTGGATTATATAGATGGAATATCATTTTCTTTGGATCCTGTTGTATTTATGTCTTCTAGGAGAGGAGGAGATAGAACAAAGAAATCATCTAGCGCTTTACATTCTATAAAGTTTCTAATGAATCAAAGTGGCAAAAAAGTAAGGGATATTGTAGCGGAGGTTGTGTCAGACGCTAAGTCTTTGGCATTCCTTCCTGGATTGGTTTCTTATCTAACTAGAGCTGGGATTTGGTCTAGTATCTCAGTGGTTGAGTTTGGAGAAACGAACTATTATGATTTTGCGGAAACCTTAGATCCAAGACTTCTTATAAAACCTAGCAATGTCTCTAGGACAGTTTTTTCTTACATTCTCAAAGAAGCTAGGAAGGGCGAGTTAAAAGTTCTTGCTCACGAGTCGCTTGTTGTTTTGATGGATTGTATAGAAAACCAAAAACCCTATATGTGCAATATCGAAGAAAATGCTAACAATTTGGTTATAGATTCTGATGGGTCTCTTCGATTGTGTCTTAGAATAAGGGGAATTGAAAGCACCAAGTTCAAAGTTACCGATATTTTGAATAAGGATGGCTCGATTCATGAGGAAAATATGAATCGATTTAAAGATGCTCTTCGAAAAGATAAAGAATTATACTGTAAGGGCTGTTTGTGGACTTGTATGATGTTTTCAGATTTACTTGCTAACAAAACGATACAACCAAAAGATATCCACCACTTATCTACTAAAGGGCTAGGATTGCTAGGCCCAAAAGAGAGATAATACTAGTTAGAACAGATCTAAATTTTTCAAACTGGGCATCGCTTCTATATTCTTCTTTCATTGTGGCTTCGGAAACTGCGATGCTCCTCATCATTTCTAAGTTATTTTGTAAGAGGATGACTTTTAATTGTGTTGCCATTAGTATGTCGACTAAGGTGTTGTAGCTTTGTGTTAGATTTTTGCCTTGTTCTTGGAGATATTTTCTATTTTCTGCCAACTCCACAATAAATTTCAATTGTTCCTCAGTGAAGAAAACCCCAGTCCTTCCATCGGGAAGGACGATGGGAGAAGCACCCTCCAGAATATTCTTTCCTTCATTTGATAGGTCTGGGAATAGTTCTTTTTCGTTCTTCTTTTCATATTGCTGCACTGAGTCAATTTGTACAGGCGGAATATCGAATATAGTTGGTTTCTTAGGAGTGGTGGCACAACCATACGTAAAGATTCCTATACAAGCAAATAGAAAAAAGTTTCTTACTGTTATCATGGTGAAGTTACTCCTTTGATGAACTTTCTTTCTTTTTTCTAGGTCTAGTGGTTCTAGTTCTTGTTGTATTTAGTATGGTGGCGCTATTGTTGCTAAACTGGGTTCTTGTAATTCTTCTGCCTCTGGGCTTTGTAGTAGGCTTTGCAGGAGGTTTGCTAGTTGCCGCCTTTAATCTCTCTAACAAGGAGTCAATGGTTTCATTGTCCAAATCGCTTTTATGTTGCTCGTAGTCATCTAAGATTTCTTGCTCCTCTTTGGATAAGTTATCAAGTTTTTGTTTTAGGATTTCGATTTGATGGTTTAGTTCATTTATTTTCTGTTGGTTTGAGATAATTGTTCCTGGTTTGTCATCCCAGGGGCTTCCAGTTGGGGGCTTTATCGAAGATCCCCCTCCCCAACTACTAGAAGAACTTGTTGGTTTCTTTCTTCCTATAAGAAATGTAAGAATAAAGACTATAGTCCCGATTCCTGCAACAATAACGATTTTAAATTTTTGTACTATCTCTTTTATTTTAGCTAGGACTCTTTTAATTCTCTCGATCATTTTCTTTCTAACTCCTTTCTTTTTTAGAGGGATTCTCCTCATCTTTTATCTTCGAAGAGTGGTTAGTCCTGCTGTCTTGCTGACTATCTTATTGAACGTCGCAGGTGCAAAGCACATAGTTACTCCCAAAGGATACATGATAAAATCCCAGCCCTCTATGCTTTTCGTAATTGCTTGATAGATAAAGGCAGCAGTAAGAGTTAAGCTCACAAAAAAGGCAGTGCTTCTAGTTAAAGATAGAGTTCTTGGATCGATTTCTTTATCTCGAAGAAAGTTAATAGAACTAAGCTTACTTGGTTTTTCTTTTGGTTGCGGAGGAGGTTCTACACCTCGACATTCATAACATATTGTATCGCAACCCACAGAGTCAACTAGTTTTGAGAGCTTATCTATAAGTTGGTTTAAGTCAGATCCGATCTTTTCTCTAGTAGAATCTGGTTGTATGTCTTTGACGTCTATTTGTTGTATTTTCTTTGCTAGTAAGATGGTGTTTCTTAGAACATGTAACTCATGGTCTTTCATTTTCTATTTACATCCTCCCAGTCTATACTTGAAGCAAAGAAATATCTTTTAGATTGACTTCTTTGTCTGGTCTTTCTCGTAAGAAAGATAGCATACTAAACTTTGCTGACATATGGAAGCCTGTTATTTTGTAACATGTTTTGGAAGAATCATATGCAAGTTCGTAAAATGGTTCTTTAAGAACCCGTCTATACGCAACTTCAATAACTTTTTGAGGTCTTACAAAGAGCTCTTCTTTCATTATTCGTCTAAAGTTTGTATCTATTCTTCCTTCGCAGATAGAAACTTGATTCTCTTGTCCCCAATCAAAAAGTCTCTTTCTTAACTTAGAAGAAAACCCAGTTCCAATTTTAGTGCTTAAAACAAAGCGGTTTTCGTTAGTTAAGAAGGCAATTCTTATGAAAGAAATCTCTCCTCTATTCCAGAGGTTAGATTCTTTGTTTCCTATGGATACAATAACACAATCTACGGTTGGAGTTATTTTGATTCGGAACAACCGGTTATCACTTCGAGAATTGTACCTAGCTACGACTCCTTCTAATTTGTTCTTGACAACGTAATCAAATAGAACTTTGAATTCATTTGCTCCACCATAACTCCATATTGGCAGACTTAGGTTTGAACTGTGAGAAGAAGAGATTGGTTCTAAGAATTCCTCTAACTCAAAGAATGGAACGTTTTCTAATCGAATTCCTTGAATCTCTCCTATATCAAATACAAAATAATGAACTTGGGATAAATCTCCAGTTCTAATTATAGATAGGGTCTTATTGAATGGGAGTTGGTTACCTCTAGAATCTAGGGCAACTAACTCCCCAACAAGACTAAATGACTTTCCTCCCTTCTTACTAGATAGATAAAGAAGGCTTTCCTCGAAAGGAAACTTCTCTCTTTCTATGACAAGACCATTTCTGCTAAAAACGATGACCTTTTTCTGGTCGGGAAACACAGTCGCCGAGGCTAGGATACCATCGTATTTAACAGAAAAAAACATATTCTTAATATTTTTTTCTAGTAGGTAAGATACAAATTCTGAGTTTGAGAAGTTAATGAATCTATGTGATTCTTTCCAATTTTTAGCTGTGTACATCTTCTTTTATCTTTCGAACAGCCATTAGTACAGTGGCTTCCCCTTTTTGTATAGTTGATTGCTCAGCAACTATGTGTAAAGAAATCTTTTGTCTTTGTTTGCATAGAAAGTTTCCTTTGAATTCTGTTATGACATTAGTTCTGATCTTTTCTAAGAATTCGTTAAATTCTTGTTTCTGTTCTGGAACGGGAACTAAGATATCTTGAATCTTCTTGTTTTTCTTTGTCAAAGAAAAGAATTTACTCAAATTCCTACTGTAATCTAAAATACCGTATCTATCTATGGAGATGACTATAAAAAAGAAGTCTGTATCTTCATCCGCTAGCCTTATCATAGCTTCTTGTTTTCGAGTATATTCTTTTACGGCGGCTAGAATTTTGCTTTGGTCAAGCAAGGCTTTAAAGATTACTCCATCTGGGCATCCCGGCCAATCTTTTACAAATAGTTGGGATACAATGAAGTGCTTTCCAAATGTCTCACTATAACATTGCCAAATCAAAGGATCTTGGTATGAGGTTTGCTCATTGTGACAAAACGCACAAGTAGTCTTGGATCCATGTAATATGGTAAAACAGGGTTTATCTAAGATTGTTTTCGTTTCAGAACCAAACCTACTTACTATTTTTCTAGCTTCTTCTAAGAAGGGCTTATTAGCATATTTGATTTGTCTTGTTTTATAGTCGCAAACATATACGAAAAGGGGTAGCATATCTAAAAGGCGTTTGAGTAATTGAAATTGAATACTTATTTCTTTATTTGGTCCTTTTAGATTGTTTGTCAGATCTTTAAGCTTAGATAAATTTCTTCGTCTTTCTTTTTTGATCTCTCCTTTACGACTTTTTAGAAGATTGAACATAGTAAATCTCTCTCAAACTAGAGCTTTGGTAACAGAAATTTAGTAGCAAAAGGAATAAGTAATGACATAATCACAGAAATTACAGATACTAGCGCGCCGACTTTGACAAGCAATACGACAACTTTTTCTCTCAGATCAATTAGTTCATCTTCCAGGGTATCAATATCATTAGATAGTCGCTCTAGCTCTTTTAGAACGTATTTGCTCCACTCGTTCCAACTTCCGTTTGTGTCCACGTTATTATATCTTTACTCCTTTTTTGTATCTTATAGTACTAAGATTTTTTATGTACTATTCTATATGGTGCAAGTTACAAAATATATCCATATCTATGTAGTTTGTTTCTGATTCCGTCTCATTGCGTTGGTCTGTTTGATTGTTTTGGGATTCTGGTAATATTAAATTAAGAAGATTGGAAAGCTCCTTGTGTATTTTCTTTCTCTCCTCCCTCCTTCTATGTACTTTCTCTCTCGTTAAAGTTCCAGAGAGTGCTTTTTCTACTGCTTTTTCAAATAGTTCTAACATATCTCATTCTCCTTTTTTCTTATAGAAAATTGACTAGTTTTTATTGTTTTCTAAGTACATTGCCTCTTTATATTGCCTAGATTTAAGGCCTTTAGTTTTAAGTGCGTAAGTTACGCACTTAGAATATTTCCTAAACATGGATTCAATAAATCTAAGTTCTGAACTTGTGGTTATATCTTCTGGGTTGCTTTGGATGGTTCGTGCTCTTTCGTTTAGATAAGATCTAATATCAAAAAGAACACACATTGGGTCTATTCCCAGCATTTGCAAGAAGTCTTGATTACCACAAGAAATAGTATTAAATTGCCTTACGTCTCTAATGCTTTGAGCAATCGCTCGTTTAATATGGTACTCATCTTCTTTTTCTTCAAATTTAGATTCATCCCAATTCTCTAAACCATATGTTTCGCAAATTTCATTGTATGCTTTCTGAAAGATGTAAACCTCTTTTAATGCTCCTTCTATATAGATTCTGGAGTCGGTGATTCCAGATTCAATTTCTTCTATACTAACTTTTAGTTTTGCCAGCTGAATTTGCTTTCTCACAATTTCATCTGGGTCGGAAACTTCTTGTTTTGAGAGGACTTCGTATTCATGTAGTTTTTCTAGCAAGTCTAAAACTTGTCGTTTTAACTTAAAGTTAGCCTCTCTAAGAGCCATCCTTCTATTCTCAACTTCGGCGATTATTTGCATTAAGTTTCGTTCTGGTGTTGAGTGATGAATTGTAAGTAAAAGTCTAGTAAACTGGGAATCCCTTCGGCCAAATATATTGCTAGCCCTATTGATTTCATCCATTCCCTGAGCAACTTCTTCTAATTTATCTGGAGTAAAGACTTTGAGTTCGAATTTCTTCTCAACAAATGACCTTGTTGTTATTCGATTGAATACCGTATCGGAAACCTGGGATTCTGCTAAGGATTCGACTAGTTTCGTTAGAGAATTCCTTGTGGTACTAGGAAGAAGTTCGTTCTTTAAGATATCTGACCACTCAGTTGAGATTGTTTCTTTTTCCACTTTTCTACTCTCCTTCGTTTTGTATATATTCTTGAGCTAACATTGAAAATGTGCTTTTTATCAAATTACATTGAGGATCTTTTTCGTTTATAGATTTTGAGTGCAAGAAACTATTTGCAATACATCCTCCATTACAAAAAATCTGAATCTTACATTTCTTACAGTCATTAGGAAGATCTCTTGTTAGTAAAGATTCGTATAGACTTGATCCTAACAGAATTTCTTCTAGAGATGAGTTCATGATGTTTCCAAAGGAGCAAAAATTGCTTCCGCACGGGATTACCTCTCCAGTAGGAGCAATTGAAATTTCTGCTCCAGAAGTAAAGGCGCAATAAGATGGTTTTCTTAGCTTATATAATGATTTTAACATATTTAGAAATGGGAAAAATGTTACCCCACCCAAAGGAATTCTATTCTTAGAGCATATTGTATAGAGTTTAGCAACATTCTTTGCGACTTCGTAATATAGAGATGAAGGAAGGAAATCTTCAGCAGAGGAGATTTTGTTAGCAAATTGTAGGCTAATACCAATATTCTGTTTGGGATTGGAAGAAAATATGTTGGTGCTTTTTTGAATTACATATTCATATAAGTTTTCTAATGAGGAATAGTTAGCGGTAGTAATGGTTGAGCAGATAGAGGTTGTTATTTTTTGCCTTGTTTTAGCATCTAGTTTCTCTAAGTACCTAATGTAGTTATCTAAATTACAATCTATAATTTCTGTGGTGGGGCGACCGGATTTAAGTTTTCGAAATCTATTCATATCTTCGTTTGGACCGTCTAAACTAATTCCAATAGAAATAGAATAGGGGAGACATTCTTCGATTATTTCTTGGAAGTCTAGCAAACCATTCGTTGTTAAGTTAAAGACGAGCTCATTTTCTGAAATCTGATATTTGCTTGCTTCCTTTTTTGCTTGTCGAATAGCAAGGAGACATAAATCGGGTCGAATTAAAGGTTCTCCCCCAAATAATCTGATTACTATAGGTTCTGATCTTAAAACATTTCGAGCAACGATGTTGAAGAAATCTTCAATGCTTTTACAGATAATAGTTTCTGACATATGTTGACCGGTGGTACATTCTTCTTTTTCATAGCAATATGAACACGCCATATTACATCTATTGGTAATGAGTAAACGCAAGCTATGTAAATTTCTAGTAAAAAGAAACTTACTATTAGTACTCGGCGAATCTGTTATGATAGGAGAGTTGTCTTCTAGTTGTGAGATGGGAATTCCTACGTATCCCTTTCTAATTAAGTTAGAAAGAACCCTTGAATCATACCTGCTGTCTAGATCTAAGGAGTATCTTGGTTCTTTTGGGTTTGATGCTATGAGAGAAATAGTTTTCTTATCCGCTAGAACAGATAATTTTCTTGGTTGATATAAAAGAACTGTGTCCTTATGGCTGCTTGATATGCTTACAATCCTGCTTTCAGATGAGTTAGTAAATTGGAGCTGAGTAATTGGATCCAACCCCGTACTATGAATCCATTGCTCATATAAGTTAGGTAAGTTAATGGAGAAATCTTTATTTAAGATCTCTTCTATTTCTTGGTAAGATGGTGCTTGTTTGCTTGCTATGCTAAGAGCATAGAAAAAGTTGAGCCAGTCTGTTTTCTTCATTAGGAAGCTAATAAAAGATGCATACCCACCATATAGATCTTTTACCTGAGAAGGATTGGAAACTAAACTAATTGGGGCTATATTAAGAATTGATATTAAGCGAGTAATATCATATGATATGCAATACTTGGGTGCAGGAACATTCTGTAAAGAAAAGAACTCACACACTCCTTCTTCGAACCAAAATGGTAAGTTTATTATGCCAAGACTTTTTAGATAACAATGAAAGAGTTCATGTCGAAGTCTTGGCTCTGAAAATTGTAAATCTTCTAAACTGCTTTTTATGAGCAAGCGGCGGCCCTTAGTGGTAACTGCGACCCAGTTTCGAAACTCATAATTAAATAGAAGATCATGACGGAGAAACAAACTAAAGACTTCTGGGGTCAATAAAATGACTTTTGCCTTGTGAGCAGGAGATATAAGGAGGGGAACTAATTCTGGACATTCTTTACAAAGGATCCTTTGGATAGTTAGACCCAAATGCTTTAGTTCATTTTGTTTCTGGACGACTATGTTTTGAATCTTATCTTTTTGGTTAGCTTCGCATATGAGAACGATGTCAAATAACCAACTTCCTATAATAAGTCGAGAATCTAACTTAGTTTCGTATATGGATGGATCTAGACCAAAGCATTTACATAGATCTAAGATTGTTTCATTATCATTAGGAAGTTGGTTAGTATGAAGAATCATTTTGTGATTTCTTTCCCTTTGTTTACCCAAGAAGGGGTTTTGTTTCTTTCTTTGTACATACAGATAATAAATGAGCACAATGTATTTTGTTTCTTCTCTTTGTAAGTATCTTTACCAAGGTGATAATCAGAAAATGCTATTCCAAAACCTCTACACCATGTATATGCTTCGCAAGAAGAACATCTTTCGTAGGAGTTTTTGTCTAGATCTATGGCTAGTTCTTGGCTTGTTGTAAAGGTGGGGAGAATAGATTCTTTTTGTTGTATGATAGCATTCTTTATTGGTATAACAGAATTTTGAGATCGAAGCGTTCCGTCTGGGTCAATTTCTATTGAAAAAATAGTTTCATGGTACAATTGAGGATCTCCCCAACGCCCAATACTAATACTAGATTGTTTGCATCTTTGTATTAGTTCATGGAAATTTTGAGCAGCTTTTGGTATAATTTTTTCTTGTTGCTTTCCATCGTCTTCTAAAACTGCGAATTCAATCGCTGCCCCGCTAATTCCCAATTCCTTAAGACCAGAATAGAAAGAATCTAAGAACTCGTAATTTAGTAACGTACTAAAAGAGATACACGAATTGATTTGTATTCTTGTGGGAGGAAACCCACTTGATATCATAAAGCGCAAAGAACTAAGAACATCATAAAAAGATAGTCTTCCGCCTTTCTTATATTTTCTATTGTAATTGAATTGACTTCGAAATCCATCTAAACTAACATGGAGCCTTAGATTTGGAACCTCTTTAAGAAAATCGATATGATCCTTTCTTATAAGAGTTCCATTCGTATTTATTACTGGCATCCATGTTAGAAGAGGATTGTGTTTTCTAAGAAAGACTTCTTGACATGCTTCTTTTATTGCCTTCCAATTAAGGAAAGGCTCTCCGCCATAAAATGAAACTCTACAAAAAATTGGTCCTTGTATGCTCGAAATTTTATCAAGATCAGAGCTTATTCGTTTTAAGTATCCAAGTAAGATATCTGAACGCATAAGTCTTTTTGTAACTGGACGAGTTTTATTCCAAAGATTTTGAACGTGACAATATGTACATGCTTGGTTGCATAGATAAGTTACAATGAATCTAACCGAGGCCCTTATATGGTAAGTTTCTTTACTAGTCACTACCGCAATCTCCAAAGCAAGGTCCGCCGACACAATCTCCAGGAGGTGTACTTTGCTGAACATAAACTGAGCAAGAATTTGAGTACTTGGTCATTCCACTAGTTACTGCCGTGCAAGAAAACTTGATTGTATATGTTCCGTAAGCAGTCCCAGAAGGAATGACTAAATAGGTAGTGAAGTTCTTGGTTGAGGAGACGTTTGTGCTTGTTTGGGATAAGTACCAACTGCTTGGCGCTCCCGACAACCCAATTGTAACCGAACCTGTGTATCTCACCGGTGTCAAAGTTAAGGTAACAGGAACCGAGGTTCCTGGTTCTGCATATAAGTAGGAAGGACCAGAGATAGAAACTTTCGATTGGGGCATAACTGTAATCTGGACATTTTGTTGTTGTGTAATTGAGCCTGAGATTGCTGTGATTCCAAGAGTAGCATACACGGTGGTTTCATTGGTTACTGTTCCAGTTCCAGTCTGGACTCGAAGAGTAACACTCCTGGAAGATCCGGCGCTTGTCAAAATAACAATATTTTGCGAGCTACCATTTCCACCTATGAAACCAAATGAGGTATCGTACAATGTTCCAGAAACGACTGCGCAAGACAAGGTAATGGTTCCTGTAAATGAGCCTACCGACGTTAACGTTACTGTATAATCATAGTACTGAGTTTCATAGATCTGAGCGTTCGTTGGAGATACTGACAGGGAGAAATTTGAGACTGCCGCGGCTGTCACCTGTAGTGTGACAGAGCAATCCGAGGTAATTCCTTCGCTTGTTCCCCTAAAGGTCAAGGAGTAAGTCCCAACTGCTGCTGAGCTACCTACTGAGATGGTAATCTGACCACTTGGTGATGTGTAGGGAATCGTGATACTGTTAATGGTTACATTACTGGGTGGATTTAAGCAAGAGACGGTTACAGACTTATTAAATGTTCCATATTTGCTTACGTAAATGGTGGTTGTGGAACTTTGTCCTTGTGGGATACTTAATGAAGATGGCGATGCGCTAATGCTAAACCCACTCGCTGTGTCTTGGATGGTTAGGGTTAAGGTTGCGGTTCTAGATATCTGGCCGCTCGTTCCCGTAACGGTAATTTGGGTTGTTTGAGGCGTGACAGAATTTGCTACCTGAATTATAAGAGATGCGGTTTGAATCGCAGTTCCATTTAAAGATACCGAACTTGGACTTGGGGTTATGGTCACTCCTGAAACTGGACAAGTTGCTACTAAGGTAACAATTCCAGTAAAGCCAGATATGCTGGGAGTTATATATACGTAAGAATATGTTTGTTGGCTTCCTCTCTCAACGGTTACTGCCGAAGGGCTACAAGAAAGCGTGAAGTCAGATGGAACCGATGACTTAACTTCTATGGGAATAGTCACAGTTTTGTTTGTAATGCCCGTTGCGCTAGCGGTTAGGGTCATCGAGGTTGAACCTACGTTATTGCTTGCGGTGACCGTTACCTGGACCTGTTCGACATTCGTACTATCAATAACAACGAAAGTAGAACTAAGCTGCGCAGAGGCATATGCGGCGTTGGGTGGGGTGGATATTGCTAAATTAACCGTTCCTGTGAATCCATTTACTGGTGCGATGCTTAGCAGGATTGTTCTTGTAGAGTTCTGAACTAAACTTAATGATGTCGGAGAAGCGGTAAAGAGAATATCTTTTGGTTGAGATGGAGCCGAAGCCACTCTAATAGAAAATGTGGTGCTAGCAGAATGTTCTGTCCCATTAATGAAGGTTGATGCTTTTATGGTTGTTTGAAATGTTCCCACAATATTAATGGGGGTGTGGGAAAGGGATGCGGAGATTGTCATACTTGTTCCGGAAAAATAAATACTCCCAGGATTAATGACTGCTGTGGCCCCAGAAAACTCGCTAAGAAATTGAAGATTAACAGTTCCGCTCCAACCATTGGCTCTTGTATTGGTTAAGGTTAAAGAAACAGAAGATGTTATCTGATTTCCAACCACCGCATCTATAAAGGTTGGAGAACAAGTTAGAAGAAATTCTGGATGGTCTGGAACTTGTGCCTGAGTAGAAACCACTGCTGTTATATCTCCAGTGGCCGATTGTAAAGATCCACTAGTCCCCTTGATTTTTATCGTATAGCTTCCATCTGGAATTCCAGATGAACAAGAGATTGCCAAGGTCTGGGTTACCGGGTTTGTTACCCCCGAGGTAATAGATATGGTTGTGGGCGTGAGTGAGAAACGATTTTCTGCACTCCCATCACTTTTTATGATACTTAGTTGGATAAGACCAGCAAAACCATTAACTGGAGTGACCGTTAAGGAAAGAGACGCGGTTCCAGATTGGCCACTAGGTCTTCTTATATCAATCGTAGAGGGTGCGGAGAGGGTGAAGTATGGCGATGTTTGGTGTGTTAAGGTATAGAGCCATTGGTCGAGTTTACAGATGGCAGTCTCTAGAGGATCACCATCATCAATGTAATGATTGCTACAGTAATCGGTGGTTTCATCATCTAAGTCATCCATGCCTGTGAAGGCAAGCATAGATCTGAACCCTCTTCCAATTGCAGAATCAAGCTTGGAGATTGCAGTTTCTAGAGAATCACCATCAAGAATATAATTGTTGCTTGTATAATCTGGGGTGCTATCAAAGAGGTCATCCATTCCTACAAATTGACGAATGGCCTCTAAGTTATCTAAGACAGAATCTAAGGTGCCTAGTTTTTGGTCAAGTTTTGAAATGGCAATCGTAAGAGAATCTCCAATATCAATGTAATTGGTGCTCGTATAATCCGGACTTGCGTCATAGGCATCGGCCATTCCAGAAAATTGTCGAATAGTAGTTAGATGGTTTTGGATGGTAAATGGCAATTTCTTAAGACCATCGTGGAGTCTTGTAGGGTTATCGTACATATCTTTAAATAGAGTATCGATATCTTTATCTGCATAGTATCCACGCAAGTAATCTATTGGGTTCTTTGGGTCTGGATTAAAGATTATTGTAATCGTTCCGTCTTGACTTGACGTAGAATCTGTGAGGGCTTCTCCTACATATTGGGCAATCTCGGCTGGAGCATTAGGTGTGACTCGGCCTGGTTGGGTGCTAGATAAGAAAAGCGAATCTCCCGCGTTGCATTCAACTCCAGTTTCTAGTTTGATGCCTGAGACTTTTCCCAAAATTTGACCAATGCCTACCGGAAGATCTCCAATTGAGATAGCAACTGCTAAGGCACAAGTTTCTGGTTCTGTAGCTATGGCAGGATAGGCCTTTCCTTCAGCCCCAATGTAAACTAAGTCGTTAAGAGAGCAATGGCTGGTGTCTAGGGGTATTTTTGCCGGGTCAAATGGGAGCCATCCATCTGGGCCACCATACCAGATAGTTTTCGAAGACATAACATAGACCAGTCGGGCTTCGTCTCTAACTTGGTCAAATTCGGGTAAGTAGGGCTCAGCGCTAAAGTAATATGGAGCAAATTCCCTTTTTATAGTTGGGTTACTAGGATACCAATCATGGAGACTGGAAATTACCATACTGGTTCCATCGAAAATAACATAGGCTGCCTTTAAGAACATCATAGAGTTTAGAAGATTATGCTGATTGGGATCTAGAACTGTAATTCTGGCTTGCGGAGCTGGTCTTGCTTTTTGGTAGGTGTAATCGAGACAAACAAAATAGTATCCAACTTTATTGAAGTTTCCGCCAACTGGATAGAAATCGACGTTATTAAAATCGACTTCATAATCTTGTTTAATCCAGATTAAGACGTTATCTTTAATACAAAATCCACTTGTAACTATGACTTTGCTTTCTGGGTTTGTTGTATGTGGAATGACATCTAGGGCTCTAGGTTGAAGGATACAGTCTTTTCCTTTTGTGACAACCCGGACTAGTTGGTTAACTACGTTGGAATGGTAAGAGGCAAATGGATCAACCGCTCGTTCTTGGTAAAGAGTGGGAATTGCCATCTATAACCCCTCCAGATATATCATCACAATTCGGAAAGAGAATTGTTTTGTTACGCAAATTAATTGCTAAAACCATGAAAAGACTAGATCTTAAAATTTGTTCAGAAAGTTCTTGTTTCTAAGGGCTTGTGGAATGAACTTATATAAATCATCTTCGTCTTCTATTTGGTAAACTCGCCATGCGTCTTTACTCAATTCGTTAATGACTAAACCAGAAACTGGGTTCCTATAATGATTGGACCACGGAGCAAAACAAATCATAATGGCTACCCGATACATTCTAGATACAAAATCAAACCATATATCATAAACTACTGTTCTTGACGAACTTAGTTTTAAGATTCGATAGTCTTGCTCCAGGTCCGGATATATGTTTTGTTTTAGAATGTTGTAAAGTTGCGTCTTTCCTGGATCACACTGGGTTTTGAGTTTATGCTTTTCATATCGAATCTGAGTTTCCATATTTTCGCCGCTAAAATAGAACGCATCTATTTTGCTTTGTATATCTTTTTCTAGAATTTCTATTTCGGGAATACTGATGTTTGTTTTGGATGAGTTAGTAAAAATGTTTCGGTCTTGTAAGAAAGTTTCGTCTGTGATAAGTTCTTTGTTAGAAAGAGATTTAGGAGAATCAGAAGGTTGGGAAGATTGAACCGGATCTTTCTTTAAGTGCGATATGCTTTGTTTTCTTTTAAATTCTTCGGAAACCAGGGGAGCATCTGGATACATCTGTAAGTACTGGGCGGAAGTTATTAGGTGAGCCCTAAAAAGATGATTAGCAAGAGTTGTATATCTTTTTCCGCAAATCTTACATTCTACGGTCTCTAGATCTTTTTCCATCGTTCTTTTTCCTTTTGTTATTTTTTGGAATATTGTTCATGAATTTTAGTTGGTGGGTGGGTTTGAAACTTTCTAATGGACCAAAAAAATTAACCCCGAGTCTTCCCTACTAGCAAAAAGGGAAGACTCGGGGTTGTAACTAACACTACTTAGTTATCAACCAAATATGTTTACTAGTACTAAGTGGTGATGGTAAGAGCAGCAATTCCAGCCACACGAACCAGAGCGGTTGCATAACGGCTCAAGATTGTGAGGCTGGGCTTTGGTCCTAGTGGATAAGGGTGCAAAATAGCCGGAACATATGGTGCATAGAAATAAATTGCCTTCATTTCTTCAACTGGCTTGTAAACCAGAATCATCTTTCCAGAAGGAACAACTGAGCTGGTTAAAATTCTCCATTTCCCACCTGCTACGGTGGCTGCTCGATAACCTACATCACCATCATTGTCAGAGGTACCTGTGTATGCGAATCCATTCAAGGACTCAAAGATGGAAGCATCCAACGGGTTGCAAAGAATAACATTAGCCGCTCCTATATTTGTGTCGTTGTAGACCTGAGCGGACAGAGCATTTAACTTGGGAAGAATGTTTTCAAACCAATACTTCTGACCCCAAGCATATCCCGTAGGAGGAGTTTTTGAGAAGCTATCAGTATGGCTTGATGGATTTAGCATAGAGTTGGCAGTTGAAAGGCTATCAATTATCTCTCTATCAATATCAAGAGCAATCTGCTGACCTAACAAGTTAACCAGCTCAGCCTGGACAGAAAGATCCAAGAGGGCCCTTAAGTCCTGCTCCAAGTTGATCGACCATTCAGTGGAGATCTGACGGTCTTTGGCATAGAGCCTGACCTTATCTGCGTAGAGTTTGGTTTTGGGGTTAACCTTGTTTTCCTCTAGGGAGCAAGTTACTGAGTAACGAACACTTGTAACAACCCCGGTAGTCGAAGAAATGCTCACGGTTCCTTTCAGGTAGTTCACGGCTCCAACCAGAACGTCGGAACTAGTTCCAATTGTAACTGCCTGGGAGAAGCGACCCTCAACATCAGGAATAATATTTGTATCAACCCAGGTTGTCCCATCAGATACGCCACTGATAACGAAGTCTCTTTCGAGATGCGCATCAGCGTCTGTTAGAGTCAGGATAGCAAGAACGTCTGTAGTTGATGGAACGTTCATTGTAGCAGCCACAGGGGTTCCAACTGCCGGTCCGCCAGAGATACCGACTCTGGCAGGAGAGGGCATTGCGGGCGCCCCGTACTCTATAGTTTCCCCATGTCGACTAAAGGTAGCGGTAATGAATGTTTTGATGGCTTCAGGCTTATCAATAGGCGAAACGGTTACTGCCTCCTTGGCCACTAGCTTAGGGTAGAAAACTCGAAGAATAGGCAAAGTAAGAACTTCGTAAGGATTAATCTGGAACATAGAGTTCTCTAACAAGTTCTGACGAGTGTTCTCCGCCAGCAAGGTGAAGGCCTTAGCATCATTCTTGTTAAGACCTTCCGACAGGGATTTTACATAGCTTGCGAAGGCCCTGTCATCCAAGATTACCCTCTTAAAATTGCCGGGCTTAGTAGGATCAATGCCCGACATCTTCTTGGTGAACTTTGCGCTTTCAATAAGTAGCTCTTTCATTTTATAATCTAACCTCCTTTTTTAACTGTGGTTAACTTATTTTGAGTATAAGTCTTTCCAGTCTTTATGTTTTTCTTTATTGGAAAGACCAGGAACTCCAAAGTTTTTCTTTAAGAATGCCTCATAGTAATTCGATAATTCTATATTACTTAGCGAGTCTAAATTCTTTAGAAAATTCTTGCTCATTGCTAAGAAATCTTCGTTAAAAACTAATCCGAAAGAGCCTGCTTCGGAAATTCTATATAGGATATCTTTTATCTTTCTCTCTCGATCTAAATCTTCCCTAGCTTTGTCTAGAGTTTTTCTAGCTTCTGCTAGTTGTTTTAGTTTTTCTTTTAGATTTCTTCTTTCTTTGATTAGAGTTTTCTTCTTATTGCTATACTCTGAATCTAAGAAAGAAGCAACATATTCTAGAAGATCTCTTGAAATTTTTCCAGAAAGATCTTCCTTATTCTCTCCGCTTGGAATAGGTGTTATTTCTATCTTCATTTCACATATTTCCTTATTCTTTTGAGAATTGTTGAATTTGTTTCAGTAAAGAATCTCTTATAGATTGATTCTTTTCTCTTTCTTGTATAGCCGTTTCCTGAAACTTTTTTGAAAGATTATTTGCATCTGAAATCATCTTATCTACTTTCTTGACTCTTTTTCTTAGAGCTTCCAGTTCAGAATCCAAATTCGTTATTAGGGCCTGAAGTTCTTTTTGTCCTTTTGGATGGTCTTTAAAGAAACTTAGCAACTTCGATCCAAAAAGAACGAAAAAATTCTGCTTATTTAAGATTTGTTCAAATCTTTTGTCATGAAAGTCAGTTTCAATTTTCATTTTTGGCTGTCCCTCGAAAAAGTTCTGAACTTTCTATCATAGTTCTAATCTATTTCTCAAAAAGATTAGATCCACTTCTTTTCAAACCGAATAATGCCTTTTCTCACCAACATATCAAAATAGTCTGGAAGATAGCACTTGCCATCTTTGCATACAAGACCAGAAGCACTTTCTTGGATTCTAGTTACATTTTCAAATGTTACCTCTTTTACTAGGGCTTCTGAATGAGAAGGTTTTTGGACCATATCATACGTTATAATAACTAGCGGATCCAAAACTACTTTGTAGTTTCCTCGATCTTCTAAATCTCCAAATCCTCTCATACTTGTTCCAATTTCCGTTTTAGCCCTAAGTAAGCTAGATAAGATTCTTCCTTTGGGGGTGGGAAGAGTTTCCATTAATCCCCATACTTGGTTTCCTCTCCATTCATAATCTAAGATCAAGTGAGATGCTTCGGATAGAAGGACCGTTGTCTGTCGAACTTCGTCAAACGCCTCATTTCCCGTGGGAATGGGATGGTCAAGTTCTCCCATCTTTCCTCGTTTAAGCATGTCTCTTTTACATTCTCTAAGACCCCTCTCTAGAACGGATCTTGGATACATCCTTTTGTTTGCGTTAATCTCATCTGCGGTTTGTAAGATTGCCTTAAAGACAACTTTATTATCTTTATCTGATTTGTACTCAATTTTTGGCATCTGAGCAATTGCTGACTCAATAATTAGCATTGTTACGTTCCCTCCATAGGAAAAGTAGAACTAATATTGAATTCGATAGGATCTGATGCTTTGTTTTCTATCCTGTCTAATTCGTTTTTCTGGTAGTTTTCTTTCGATTCTTCTCTATTTTTTTCTTCTTTCTTTTGATAGAAGAATAGTATAAGCTTAGATATGTAGGTTATAAATCTATAGAACTCAGCAATGATTAATGGCATTCTGTTTATATAGATCGTAAAGTTCAATGAAACAATGGTTAGAAGCTGGATTGCTTCTGTGACCATATTTTTTAGATATCGGATTTGAGCAAATTGGGTAGTGTCAATAAGAGATTCTAATTCAACCAGTTTTGTATAGATTTTTCTTAGTTCAAACATGTAGGAAAGAGATTTTCTTCGTTGTTCTTCTGGATCTTCAAATTCAGACCCTCCCATCATCATTGGGTCTTGATTGGGAGGCGGCATCGAACCTCCTTCGTTTTCTTCTCCTCCCATAGGAAGGGGACTAGTGTCGCTGCCACCACCGTAAAGATTTGGCTCTGGCATAGTATCTGGTGGACCAATCGGTGGTGACCCCCCAGCTGCAGCAACATCGGAACTGGGATCCATAGTAGTACTAGGAGGAGGATAGGGGGTCCCTCTAGGGGGAATTTGCTCATATAAAAGGTGCCAAATTGGATCTAGAAACTCGTAATATATTCCAGTTTGCATCAATGACCCATATTCTGATAGTAAGTTAGGATCCCACTCACCTTTGGTTATATCAAAAGATGGTTTTTGGTTCATATCTCTATAGTTTGCTCCTAGCTCGATCTATATACCAGGAGGAGGAATCATTCCTCCTCCTTCCATTCCTCCACCCATTTCTCCTCCGCCTAGCCCAGTTTCTTGTCCAGAAGGAACGTCATCGACGGCATCAAGAACTTGTCTCGTCTTATATCTTTCAACTTCTTTTAGATCAATGTTTGGCAAGAATTTCTCAATAAGAAAGTTTCTAGGAATACCTAAGCCTTCTAGGGTTTGTATCATTCCTGCAACTTCTGATATCTGGCGAGATTGGCGTTCAAATTGCAAAGATTTTGGAACAGGCAGAACGATTGAACATAAAGAAAAGATTCGATCTGCTTCAACCTCTCCTCTTGTTAAAAGAGCAATTCGATAGAGCAATTCTTGAATTTGTTTGCTTAGAAATTTTTGGTATGTAATTACTGAGCGAGTAAATAAGACATTTTGTTCAGTTAGGGTATTCTGCCAAGATCCAGCATTTTCTTCTAGACCTAGAAATACAGGCGGAACACAAAGACCAGCAACGATAGAATCTCTAATAAATTTTAACTCATCAGTTCTAGATCGAATATCAACATTTCCAGCAGTTCCGGTATCCAGTTCTACGAATTTTCTTCCATCTTTCATAGGAAGATAGATATCTTCGAATGTAGTTATCATACTAGGAATTGTATCAAGGCTTCCAAAAGAATCGATACTAACTTTCTTTTTTCTAAAAGATTCTTTGATGCCTTCGATTAGATTTCTATACTCACGAGGAACTCCAATTTCAACAGAGACGACTCGCTTTTCAACCGCCCTAGACAATCTTTGAACGGTGGTAGCTGTTTCCATTGCAATTAGTAATCTACAAGCGAATTGAACCGACTCAAAGATTGATTCCCCATAGGGGAAATTCTTTACTGATGGTCTTCGAAAATGAATCATTCTATCTGGGGAAACAAGCCTAACT